TGATTTAAAAGAAGCAATACAAACTATTGTTTGGAATTATGGTAAAGAAGTAACTAATTGGTTTCAGACTGACGGATTTTCTGGATCATATCAACTAGCATATGCTAGTGATCGTAGTTGGATACACACCGATCATTTCAATAAGTGGGCAGCAGTTTTATACTTAACACCTGATGCTCCATTAACTGGTGGAACATCATTGTATATGTACAAAGAAAATGGCGCCACTACTTCCACTGAAATGGGTGATCGTTCTTATGATGCGTCGGATGTTACCAAGTGGTATAAGTATGATGTAGTCGCCAACCGATACAATAGATTGGTAATGTATCGTGGAGATTTATTTCATATGAGTAATGATTACTTTGGCAGCACACCGCAAGATGGAAGATTATTTCAATTGTTCTTTTTTGATACACGAATATAATGAAAACTAATGTAATTATCACTGATAATTTTTACAGTAATCCCGATGGAGTTCGTAGTTTTATACTTCAGCAAGAATTTAAACAATACAAATATCCTGGTCTAAGAACAAAAAGTTTTCTTACGGCTGATACAAAAGAAACAATTCAAAAGTTATTATTAAACGCTGGTGGATTAGTTACTAATTGGAATCAAGAAGACGGTTTAACTGGATCATTTGAATTAGCCACAGCCCTTGATCGTAGTTGGATACATACTGATCATTTTAATACTTGGGCAGGTGTACTATATTTAACACCTGATGCGCCTTTAGACAGCGGTACTGGAATATATCAGTATAAGAAAACTGGAGCAACTATTGCTAGCCAATTAGATTCATATGAAGCACTAGATATGACCAAGTGGGAACTATGTGATGTAATCGCAAACAGATATAATAGACTGGTATTATATAGAAGTGAAATGTTTCATACAAGTATAAACTATTTTGGATCTGATCTTCAAACAGGCAGACTATTTCAATTATTCTTTATAACAACACAATTTTAAATCATGATAAACAGAGTATCAAATTTCTTGGAAGACGAAGTTCTTAATTCTCTGCGACAGAAATTTGAACAAAGTAGAGGTACGCCATCGTTTGAAGTCAATAATATGGGAAGATGGGGTGCTGGCTTAGAAAGTGGATCTTTTGGGCCAGTATTAATATTGCCATTGAATGAGTATAAAGAATATTTTTTAGAAAAATACAAATCTGTTCATCCGGATTTTGCTGAATATAAAAATTTAACATGTTTTATGCACATTTGGTTACCTGGATCTCAGATAAATTTTCATCATGATGATTCTGGAGACAGCGGCAATCCACGCTTAAGTAGTACGATTTATATTAACGAACGTTGGAACTGGAATTGGGGTGGATTATTTTTATATGACGATCCAGATACTGGTCAAGGTTGGGTATACCCACACTCTAACAGTATGGTTTGGTTTAGGCCGCCAATATATCACGCAACATCAATGATAACTATGAATGCTGAATTTCCTAGATTAAGTATTCAGTTGTTTTTCAACAAGTATTGAATTCGTAGTCAATGTTTTTAATTTAGATAAAATCACTGAAGAACCGAGTGTTTTTTCAACGCCTGGATGAAGTGGTCTAGGCAATCCATCAAGTGAAACCCAACAATAACCTTTGTGTTCAGCATTCAAAACTGGAATAAATTCCTCATCCACATTGATTAAGAATGTATGATACACAAATACACCACTTTCGCTGGTATATTGTTCTATAGGAATTATCTTAGCATCTTTTACTACGCCACCTAATTCCTCACTGATCTCACGCACTAGACCATGCTCAATAGATTCGTTGTGTTCTATTTTGCCACCAACTAATCCCCATGTGCTAGGAAATTTTCCAGTGTTTCTGTTCAAAAACAAATATCGTTTAGTTGATGTGGCATGTATCAGTGCGCCACATCCTTGTTTTAAATTATTAGCTGCCATTTTCCTGCTGGGTAATATCCCTCATAACTTTTTGACCATGCACTGCCATTCCAACGATATTGTGTGCCAGTTGTTAGATTAGTAACATACTGCGAGACAATTTCATTTCTACTATCAAATACTACCGACCAATGTTGACCTGTAAATTCAATGATGTCGTTTTTAACCGCTTCAAGTGGCGTATCATCAATGCCAGTCCAATTATAGTAGGGTACTACGTTAGAATCAAGAACATAATCGTTTGCCAACAAGTACCTGGTGCCAACTGCTAAGTCTTGTAGTGAGTAATTTGGACGACTAATCATAGGATCAATGATCGCATTTATTGGATCAAGGCTATTTGTAGGCAGTGAATCAACATCTGGTGACCATAATAGTGTTGTATCATCAATTGGATTATATGCTACTGTGCCTACTATAATTGTATCATCTGGTAGTTCAAGTTTAACTGTGCTAGTGCCATTGATCAAATTGCCATAAATGTTCACTATATCACGCCATGGCTCATTGGCACCAGTTTTTGTAGTTACTCCGGTGAATACTATTCTGTCTCCCACATTACCCGTAACAACATTGCTAGTTGTTACTGTATCGCCACTGACTGATATTACTGTACAGTTCCCTACGGTTTGAATACTGTTTGAAGTTATACTGGTTATGTATAGATCACTTACTATCATGCCAGGTTCAACACCATCAGCATCAGTTAAGAATACTGTGGTATTGGCAGAAATATTGCCTGCTAATTCTTTTACAACCTGTGTGCCAAATTTGTCATCTACGGGTTGATTGTTCTTGACCAATCTCAATTGATTGTCTAACAAAATTACGCCGTACTGTAGTGGAGTTATATACTGTCTACTTAGTAAATTAGCATCATCATAGATGGATTCATCAATGTTGCCATTCGCATCAAATATGTTAGCAATGATTTTTTGAATCACACCTAACTTACGAACTAGAGCAGGAGCACTGATGAATATTGGTAATTCAAAGGTTAACGTAGCAACATCTATGTCAATATTTGTGCCAACTGGAACCGTTCTTGAACTCCATGTTGTTTGAGTTAATAGCACATAGGTAATACTTGTCCAATCAATGTAGTTATCTGTAGATTGAATTTCAAGTGCGGGATTAAACAGTGTACTAATTTGCTCTATGATTTGTAATTTTTGTTCTGTGTTACTAGTCCAAATATCCAATTTCAGTGTAAGACGATAAGGAACAGGCATTAGTCTTTCAACAGTTAGAACATCACCCTGTGTAGTAGAGTAATCGCCAGTAAGTGGATCGTAGTATCGTTCACGCACATTTAATTTACCAACATAAGTTGGATTTTGAACACGTTCACGATCATATGCTAAATCGCTAATATATACAGCCATTGCTGGTGTACTGTTCATTGTGCTTTCACTATTTTGTTGAATAATACTTGCAACCTGTCTACTGCTGTCGCCATATATAACAGGCACTCGTTGTAAGGCAGTTACACCATTTCTATCTTTGCCAAATTGAACTTGAAAATTACTGATCATTCGTATGAACTGAACGATATAACGTCTTATTTGATTATCGTAGAAAAACTGTTGAAGTTGCATGATTAATTGTCCGCTTTAGGTGTCAATGCCTTACTAAGGCTTTGTCTAGATGGTAGCGTTTGTCCACTATCATCAACATATGTGTCTGTATTATTCACAAATAGGCTACGTTGTGTTCTGTTATTTGGTCCTGGAGTTAGATCAGTACGTACACTGTCTTCAATCTTTGCCCAACGTGAGCCGTCATATCTAAACAGTCTGTTTGGCACATAGTCTGTTCGCAAGAAATAATTGCCTATTTGTGGATTCGTAGGGAATGTTGTGCCAGCACTGACTGGCCAACCGTTAGGTGGTGTGCCATCACCACCCAGATATGCTGGTATATTAGTGTCTGGTGTTGTTGGTGCTACTGCTGCGAAGTTTCTGGTTGAGTTTACACGCAGATTTCTAGTGTTGACTTGTACGCCAGTAGGATCGCCAGGAGAACCATCTGGATTCAATGGCAATACATATAGTTCATCTACGTTTGTGCCACTCTTTGGTACATCAATTTCTGCCTGTTCAATAACGGCATCATTTATTTCTAATAGTTTATCTAACGTGCTCAAGTAATTACTAAATGGTGTACTATTACCATTTACCTGTTGATTTGAAATTTGATCTAGGATGTCTTTATATTCTTGACTATCTACTAGAGGATTTAATTTAACTCTAGACAGATGCGGCCACCATGTTTGACTAAAACCCTCAGCAGCAAATGTTACTTCTTCTACCACATAATATCTTTTTAATATGTTTGGAATATCATTATCTATTGGGTAAAAATCTTTTTTATGTTGGAGTTCTACCACGTCACCACTCATTATTTTTCTACCCAAATACTTTACAGTATCAGTTAGGTGAAAAGTCATATATAGTGTATCAGCACTCATGAATATACCAAATTGAGATAAGTTAAAATCGTTATCACTTACTGTATATATACCACGTAGAGTATAAACACTAGTATCGTATTTTCTATCCCGATTTTCTAAAAATAATAAATCTTGAATATTTGTAGCAGTTTGATTTAGATAATTTGGCTTTGTGGCATCATTCCAGTATATATTAACGGATTGGCCTGATGATATAGTATCTGTGATGTTTGAAGTTAATGTTATAGTATTTGTGGTAGTATTTGTAGTGAATATTACAGTGTTAGCGGCAATACCAATGCCACTTACTGTTTGCCCAACTTCTAGTGTAGAGATATTGCCAAAAGTTAGTGTATTACCACTACTAACTGTAGTAGTTGTTATATAAGTATTAGATTGAGTCAATGGACCTAAATATTTGTGTAGCAATACACCAGTGCCGCCAAGAGTAAATTGTTCTGATATTAATTTATCAAAATATTTGTAGTCCAGAGAATGTCGACCATCTTTCCAAAGACTTAAACGTGGCATAATAATTATTCCTTAGATTTATTATTTATCGCTAATAATACGTTACAATTATCTCCATGCCATCTAATTAAATTTGTTTTGCCTTTTCCTTGTTTGCCACAATTAGGACAAATGTAAATAAACATATCGGCTTTTTTCTTAGCACTAAATTTAGCACGTTCTTCTATGGTCCATCTTTGATTAGAAGAGTATTTCATTTTTTCTCGGGTTTCATTGGAAATAGGTTTATATTCTTTATTAAAGTTTTTTCCTGTACGAAATTCAGACATTTTTTTGCGTTGTTCTTCGGACCATTTTTTACCGTAATTGTAATTTTTTTCTCCCGTCAATGTCCCCTTCATGGCAATACTTCTTAATTGAGCACATTCTATTTTAATTTTCTCAAATGCGCGGGAGTTAATATATCTATTCTCAGATAATAAATTTCCCATAGCGTGTAATGCGTAACACATTTTTTTTCTATATTCACCATCGACCATTTTAGTTAAAAGCCAATGACAAACAAAATGTTCTCTAGCAGTCAATTTTACTAAATTTATTTTATTATTAGAACCGCCTAGACTTTTTGGTATAATGTGATGTTTTTCGAAATATTCTGCTACCAATATTCTATTTTGTGCTCGATTTATTATTTGATAATACCAATTAGTATATTTATTTTTGATAAATATCATTGCTGATGCTCCCTTTAAGCGTTAGAGTAGTTGGGATTGACCAGATCCGCGAACTACATCTTTATTTATCAAACTTAGTAGATAAGCGTGGCACTTTGTAAGTCCTTGAATGTGTTGTATTTATGCTAAACCTGTTGACAGGAATGTTAGGCTCTGATAAGATATGTTTTTGTTCGTAAAACGGAGTAGTTCTCATGGCAGTTGTCGCTGGAATCAAGATCAAAGCCAAGCCGTCTAAGGCTCGTAGTGTTGCTTTTTTTGATGAAAAGTATACGGGTTCTGAGCCGCTGTGGCCCGCTGATGCTGCTGAATGGCCTCAAGAAAAGTTTGACAGCCAACTGCGTCGTTCTTTTTATTACTACAATTATTACTACACCGTTAAGTCGGCTCGTAAACACCTGAATGAATGGGTCAGGAAGTCTGGCCTCTTTACCAAGGAAGAAGCCCGATCGTTTGACCGTATTTCTGATAAGTTTGTACCCATGACGGCGGTCAGTCTGACTATGGCACACGGCGTTGGTATGCCCTTTAAGGACCGTCATATTGAATTTTTGAGTACTACCGTTAAGAATTTGCTTGCTATGCATCGTGACGACGTGGATGAGCAAGAATCTGCCGAAGATGTTGCTCAAACACCTGTGATCAAGGTATCTATTCAAGATCGTCTGGCCGAAAAAACTGCTGAAAACATTGGCGAAATTGAAGGGCAGTTTGATAACATCATCAAGGGTGTCAAGAGTGAATTTAAACCTCATGATTTCTTGGTGGCTCGTAATGTTCCTCAAGCACAATTGGCTAAGTACGAGAGAGTATTTCAGTCTCGTAAAGAAGAAATTCTGTTGGCACAATCTAAGCAGGACGCTCAACTGGTAGAAGCCTATAAGCATTACAAGGCAGCCGACTTTAAGCGAGTTATCTCCTGGATTGATCTTTTGTTGGCTGCGATTGAACAATATCGTGGTGTCAAGAAGGCAACCAAAAAGGCGCGAGTAAAGAAGGCTCCTACCAAGCAAAAATTGATTGCCAAGTTGAAGTATGCCAGCGAAAACAAGGAATTGAAGGTAGTCAGTATCAATCCGATGGACATCATTGGTAGTACGGAATTGTGGGTTTACAATGCCAAAACTCGCAAAATCGGTAAGTATGTTGCTGCCGAATTCAAGACCTTGAGCATCAAGGGTAGTTCAATTGAAAACTACGATGAAGTCAAGAGTGTGTGTAAGACCCTTCGTAAGCCTGATGAAAAACTCAAGGAATTTGCTAAGGCTGGTAAGATTCAACTGAGGAAGTTTTTGACTGAAATCAAGGCAGTTGAGAGTAGGATGAATGGCAGGATCAATGCTGATATTCTGCTGCTGAAAGTATCCTAATATTTTAGACCCCGATAACATAAATACCGTTATCGGGGTTATTTATGACTGTAACAATACAACCAAACTTACAAAATGATCTATCACTAAGAACACAAAATCTTGGTGGTCCAGGGCCAATTAGTCAATCAAGTGCTATTGATGCGGCTGGAAATATTCAAACGCTTAATCAACTACGCAATGAAATGGTTGATTACATGCGTTTACGTCTGGCTGACCAAATAGTTGATATTGAATTAGATAAAGAGCACTATGATTTAGCAATAAAACAGGCTCTGATAAAGTACAGACAAAAGGCATCTAATGCTGTAGAAGAAAGTTATGCTTTCTTAGATTTATTGCCAGAAGTCCAAGAATATATATTGCCTAACTACATCATGGATGTTAGGCAGATATTCAGACGTGGCATAGGTAGTACTACTGGTACTACTGCTAGTCAGTTTGAGCCATTTGCCAGTGGATACTTGAATACATATATGTTAGTAGCTGGCAGAGTTGGCGGTCTGCTAAACTATGAACTATTCACGCAGTATCAAGAGTTAGCCATGACCATGTTTGGCGGTTACATGAATTACACTTTTAATCGTGTAACCAAGAAACTTACATTAGTTAGAAAAATGCCTGACTATGGGCATACATACTTTTCAATCAACACGTTAACCAGTGCTGGAACTGTAGCAAATTCGGTAATCACAATTAGATTGAATAGTCCTGTTACTCTGGCGGCAAATAATAGTTTATATATTGAGAATTGCCCTGTTTCTGGATATAGTGGTCAATATACGGTAACATCTGTAGATAGTTCTGGTACTATAATTACAGTAGTGGCCAATCAAAGTTTAGGTGCTACAAGTGTTACTGGCTTTAATTTAAGTCAAACCAAAATATGGAGTCCAGAAGTAGATGGATTGAATAGCAGCGAAAGTGTATTATTATGGATTTATAATCATAAACCAGATAGTATGTTATTGAGTGATCCACAAGTATATCCATGGCTACAAGAATATGCTTTGGCATTCGTTAAGAGTATTCTTGGTCAAGCTCGTGGTAAATTTGCCAGTATTGCTGGTCCACAGGGTGGCGGCCAATTAAATGGAGCAGCATTATTACAGGAATCACAAGCGGAAATGGAAAAACTAGAAGAGGAATTGAAGAACTATGTTGATGGCTCGCAGCCTTTAACATGGGTCATTGGATGATGCGTAAAATTATTGGATTTGCTGGATTAATCGGCAGTGGTAAAAATACTGCTGCTGCCTACCTGATTGAAAAACATGGATATATTGGATTGAGTTTTGCTGGCGCAGTAAAAGATTGTCTATCAGTAATATTTCATTGGGATAGAGAATTATTAGAGGGTAATACCCAGGAATCTAGGCGTTGGCGTGAAACTGTGGATAGTTATTGGGCAAAAAAATTAGAAATTCCATATTTCACACCACGATATGCCATGCAGAACGTAGGGACTGACTTGTTTAGAAACAAGTTTAATGATAATTTTTGGGTTTATAGTTTAGAGAAAAAAATAGATAGTATTGATACTAACATTGTTGTTAGCGATTGTAGATTTCCTAATGAAATTGATATGATTCGTTCTTTAGGAGGTAGAGTATACAGAGTAGCACGCGGAGAAGATCCAGTATGGTTAAGTATTGCCAGGCTATATCCTCAAAAAATGTGTGAGTTATATCCGGGTGTACACGCTAGTGAATATAGTTGGGCAACGGTTGAATTTGATTGCGTTATAGACAATAGTAGTACAGTTGACAATTTTATTTCGCAAATAGAAAAGATAGCATAATAGTCTAACATTTTGTAGTCAAGCCGCTATAATTTCTCATAAACGATAAATAAGTTTATCAGTCTTATGAGGAACAAGCAACAGATGTATTATATTGTATATAAAACCATTAATAAAATTAATGGTAAATACTATATAGGAAAACACGAAACTGAAACACTGAGTGATGGATACTTAGGTAGTGGCCTTCTGCTTAAAAAAGCCATAAAAAAGTACGGACATGAAAACTTCAGTAGAGAAATTCTATATGTTTTTGATAACAAAAACGAAATGGAAGCCAAAGAGCGAGAAATTATAACAGAAAGTATGATCAGTGATTCTTCTTGTTATAACATTGCTATTGGTGGACAAGGCGGCAATTTAGGACCAATGGTTAATAAAAAAATTGGCAAAACAATGTCAAAACTTCTTAAGGGCAAATCAAAAACAAATAAACATATACAGGCGATTAAAGATAGCAAAATCGGATATAAACCTTCAAGCGATACGGTAATCAATATGACAGTTAGTTCTCGTAAATATTGGGAAGATTTAAGCCCTGAAGAAAGACAGAAAAAACAAGCCAGAATAGGTGATAAAAATGGCTTTTTTGGAAAAAAACATTCAGAAGCAACTAAAGAAAAAATTAGATCAACCATAGGTAACAGTCGCCAAGGGTGTAATCACCCTCAAGCCAAGACGATAACAATTGACGGCGTAACTTACGCTACAAGAAAAGAATGTATGATCGCATTGGGATTGAATAAAAGATCATTTTATAAATTATTAGGAGAAAAAGAATGGCAATCGTGAGCCCTGGCGTACAAGTTACAGTAATAGATGAAAGCAACTATGCACCAACTGCTGTAGGTACGGTTGCTTATGTATTATTGGCAACCGCCGAAAATAAAGCAGCACCTGGCGGCACAGGCATTGCCCCAGGAACAACCGCAGAAAACGCAGAAAAGATATACACAATTACCAGTCAGCGTGATTTATCAACGACATTCGGTGATCCAATATTTAAAACAACCACGGGCGGTTCAGCAATCAATGGTGATGAACAGAACGAATATGGTCTTATGGCTGCATATAGTAGCCTGGATGTTAGCAATACCATGTATGTTCAACGTGCTGATGTTGATCTATCAGAATTGAATGGTACTACAATCAGACCACTAGCCGATCCAAATAATGGATCATTGTGGTTAGATACAGCAACAACTAATTTTGGTATTTACGAGTGGAATTATTCTACAAACGAATTTACACAGCGTATACCTACTGTTATTACATCAAACACGTTACTTGCTGTAGATTCGTTTACACCTAACGTTGATATCGGATCAATCGGTGATTATGCGGTAAATGCGATTAATCCAAATAACGCGGTATTCTATAAAGCGTATAACAATACATGGCAATTAGTTGGTAATACTGGATGGCAAAGTTCTATTCCATCCGTTACTGGAAATGTTACAAATCCAGTAATTGTTGCCAATGCTACAATAAACATTAATGGTACAAATATAGGATTAACTGCTAGTGACACACTATCTACTGTAGTTGGTCTTATTAACAGTGCGGGAGTCCCTGGTATATTTGCCAGAGCAGCAAGCAATCAACTTGTAATTTCAGCGAATGCCAGCGCAACTGGTAGCAATGCTAATATTACATCTATTAGTGGTAATGCTCTGAGCACTTTGGGTATTGCTGCTGGTGTTTATCCAGCGGCTGCAACTGCCTTTTCTCCGTACAACACGGTACCATCTTGGCAAGGTCAATCAACGCCAGCAGCAAGTAAGCCGACTGGAAGTATCTGGCAAAAAGTTAGCGCATTGGGCAGCGGCGTGAACATGATTGTTAAGGAATACAATTCATCAAGTGGAACTTGGAATCAATTAGTTGTAAACTCTTACGCAAATGTATTTGCGGCTTCATATAATTTAGATCCAACTGGCGGCGGTTTGAACATAGCACAAGGAACCGTTTTCAACCAGTACAATTCGTATGGAAATGATACTGTTGCTAGTTATCTATGGAGAAAACGTGTTTCTGGTACAACTGTTGCAACAGGTAGTTTAACTACTCCAGTTGCTCCTGGAGCAAGTTCCGATTTTACACTAACAACTAGACCAAGTCCTACCTCGGCTAATACAACTGCTTACACTGTTACGATTTCTACTGGAACAGTTGCTGGATTTATACAGGCCGTTGCTGCGGCAAATATACCATATGTTTCAGCAGCACTTTCTAGCACTGGTGCAATGACGTTAACACATTCCCTTGGCGGAGATATGTTGCTAGTTGATGGAAATGGTACACCACTATCAAACGTAGGTATTACCACTGCTGGGACAAACATTTATGCCACACCTACGTTGGGTGATTCTGCTATCGTGGCAACAAATTGGCAGCCGCTTGAAGATGTACCATACGAGGCAAGTGTATCGCAACCATTTATTGCTCCAGTAAACGGATCATTATGGTACTACAATACACCTAATCGTGTTGATATAATGATCAACAACGGTTCAGCGTGGGTAGGTTATAAAACTCTAAGTTCTGATATTAGAGGTTATAATTTAACAAACACTAATCCAAGTGGTGTAATATTATCAACAACTCCTCCTTCTAAACAAGATGATGGAGTAACAAACGTTGTATATGGCGATTTATGGTTAGACACTGGAGATCTGGAAAATTATCCTGTAATTTACAGATATCAAAGAGTTAATGGAATAGATCAGTGGGTACTGATTGACAACAAAGATGCTGTTAGTCAAAATGGTATATATTTTGCTGACGCTCGTTGGGCACCTACAGCAAGTGTAGATCCGGCGTTAGATGCAATACCATCAATTACTAGTATGTTAACTAGTAACTATGTTGATTTAGACGCTCCTAGTCCTCTACTATATCCAAGAGGTATGTTGTTATTCAATACCAGAGCAAGTGGTTATAACGTAAAGCAGTACACAGTTAATTATTTTACTGCTGCTAATTATCAAGGCGCGGCAGCATATGATGCTAATACGCCAACTGATATTACAAAACTACCATTATATTCATCTGCTTGGGTAACTCGTGTTGGATTTGAATTAGATAGCGGTATACCTAACTTTGGTCGCAAAGCACCACGTGGAATAGTTGTAGCAGCACTAAAGGCGGCTATAGACGGTAGCGACATAATTCGTGAAGATGGCTATGGTTTTAATATAATGGCATGTCCAGGATATCCTGAATTAATACCTAATATGATTGCGTTAAATAATTCAAAAGAAAATACGGCATTCATTATAGGTGATACTCCATTACGTTTACAAGGTAATGGTACTGATATACAGGCATGGGCTCAGAATCAGAACAATGCTTCAAGTACTGGCGAAAATGGACTAGTAACTACTGATCCTTATGTTGGTGTATACTATCCAGCAGGTCAGACCAATGATTTAAGTGGTAATAGTATAGTTGTACCAGCAAGTCATGCGGCACTAAGAACTCTTATACGTAGTGATAATGTAGGTTATCCTTGGTTAGCGCCAGCAGGTACTCGTCGTGGATTAATAGATAATTTTAATTCTATAGGCTACATCAGTTCATCAAATGGTCAATTTATAACTATTGGTGTAAATCAGGGTTTACGTGATGTACTTTACGAAAACAAGGTTAATCCTCTTACTTTCTTACCAGGTAATGGGTTACTTGTATACGGTCAGAAAACATTAAGCGCAACACCTAGTGCTTTAGATAGAATAAATGTAGCCAGATTGGTTAACTATCTACGTAGACAATTAAACATAATTGCTAGACCATTCTTGTTTGAACCAAATGATCCAATAACAAGAAATGCTGTACTTGCTGTTGTTAATAGTTTACTAACTGATTTAGTTGCCAAGCGTGGTGTAACAGACTATCTAGCGGTATGCGATGCTACTAACAACACACCTCAGCGTATAGCAAATAACGAGTTGTATATAGATGTGGCAATACAGCCAACCAAGGATGTTGAATTCATTTACATCCCAATTAGACTTAAAAATCCTGGAGAGATTCAAGCAGGTAATTTAGCATCGTCAGCAGCAGTGGGAGCAGGAGCATAATATGGCAGTTTCTTCGTTAACAAGATTTACCGTTCCTCTAGGAGGTAATCAAAGCGCATCAACACAGGGCTTATTAATGCCTAAACTTAAGTTTAGATTCAGAGCCTTGTTTGATAACTTTGGGGTAAGTAATCCAAAAACAGAACTCACTAAGCAAGTGATTACGTTTGCTAGACCCAGTGTGACTATGGAGCCAATCGAGATACCTATCTACAACAGTAGAATTTATCTTGCTGGTCGTCCATCATGGAGCACTAGTGCTATCACCTTACGTGATGATGCTGGTGGTAATGTAAGTAGACTAGTCGGTGAACAACTACAGAAGCAATATGACTTCTTAGAACAAGCCAGCGCAAGTAGTGCTATTGATTATAAGTTCCAAACAGTGCTAGAAGTACTTGACGGTGCTAACGGCGCTACTGAGCCAACAGTGTTGGAAGCGTGGCGCCTAGAAGGTTGCTTCTTAAGTGAAGTAAACTATCAAGACATGGATTACGGCAGTAATGAACCAGTTACCATTCAAATGACTCTACGTTACGATAACGCTCTACAAACTACTGGTGGCGGTGTCGGCACTACTGGCTTAACTCAATTCAATCCAGCATCTTCTATAACTGGATAATGAGATTTTTATCTTAATATGAAAAAGGCTCTGTAAATGAGCCTTTTTTGTTGATAAATAATGTTATGTCTTTATACAGTTCAAATCTTAGTCCATTACAACCTGGCGAATATACCCAGCCGTACAAACATGCTACAAAGTTATTTCTAGCAGATACGTATAGATTAGCGCCTAAACAAAGTTTTCTATACTATGTTGTTTTTGAAGTAGATCCGTCACAAACTGAACTAGGTAGTGGTATACTGAATAGTGCTCTAGAATTTGCTAACAGATACGAAGCACTAGAAAATGGATTATTAGTAAAAGATATTGAACTGCCAAAATTCAGTATTGGAGTTAAAACTCTAAATGCTTATAACAGAAAGAACATAGTTCAGACAAATATTACATATGATCCTATCAGCGTGACATTTCATGATGATGCTGCTAATGTTATAACAAAGTTTTGGAATGATTACTACACATACTATTTCAGAGACAGTGACTATACTGTATCTAGTTACGGTGTGCCAGAAAAATATGATAGACGTAGATTAAGTGGCTGGGGTTACTCACCACGAAATGGATCAACAAACACTTTCTTAAAAAGCATACGCATATTCAGTTTACACAACAAGAATTTTACGGAGTATTACTTAGTAAATCCAGTAATAAATTCATGGCGTCATGGGCGACATGAGGCATCATCTAACAGTGGGATCATGGAAAATACCATGACTGTTACGTATGAAACGGTAAAATATTTCACTGGATTTATTAACCCTGTAAATGTAGACGGGTTCAGTTTATTACACTATGACAATGAAAAGAGTCCTATCGCCGGTAAATTCTTAGGTGATATCAGTGTAACTGGCGCCTTAAATGCTATAGATGGCGCACCAAAAGACCTGCGTAAGCCAGATAATTCACAGGGAGCAGGCGGCCCATTAAGTAGTTTACTTACTGTTTTTAGAACATATCAAAATCTTAAAAATGCTGATTTGAATGCAGCAGCGGCTACCAGTATAGCAGCAGCAGGAGCATCAGTATTAAATGGTGTATTGAATGGCTCAGTGGCATTTCCAACTGATAGCACAAATACATCTAGAGTTTTTACTAATTCAACCACAGGATCTTCTGGATATGCCAACAGTGGTAGATCTAATGCGGTAACATTTGGCACTATTGCTGCTGGAATCGCGCTAGGGGCCTCAATTAATTCTGGAAATGACAAATTAAATCAATTACGAAATACATATAGCAGGGGAATTAATAATTCATTAGGAGGAGCAATTCCTGCGTCAGGAGAATATACTAGAGTATACGATGTAGTCGGTGGTAATGGTGGTATTTATGTTGACCCAAGTTCTATGCAGCCAAGTACTGGAACATCTACCGCCTATGTTTTTGATAACACTGGTGGAATTGTAAATCAATATCAAGTAGCAGGCACTACTGATAAATCATACGATCCAAATGATGCTAGTTTAAATCTTTCGTATACTCAACGTACTACCGATGCAGCAGGCAGAGATGTAATAGTAGCAACATATCAAGACGGAACCAGAGTGACCTTTGATGAACAATCTGGAGATACGCTTGATGTATCTAATGGTTCTAATAATTCTAATTTTCTGGGTTTAAATACAAATATAAACAATACATTTACTGATACAAGATCATTATATGCTTCTGGTCAACAAGTAGCAACAAATGCTATTCAAACTATAACTAATCCAACTACTGGAATTATCTCAGCAGTTGCAGGAATTACATCTGGAAGAGTTGTAGATACGGTTGCTGGCTTAGCCGCTGGCGCTGTAGGATCCGTGATTGCTGGCCCATTCGGTGGAATAGTTGGTAGTCTTGTAGGCAGAAGTTTAACTAACGAATCGGCCACTACTTCTGGAAATCAAATAGGTCGCGCAGTTTCCGGTGGAATAACACCAGTTATAGATAGAGTTACTGGAGATGTACGTCAGGGTATCAATAATTTAACAGGTGCTATACAAAATGTAGTAGGTAGTTGGACAGGTTTAGGTGGATTTAATATAAATTCTCCCAACGATAACTTAATAAGTACTGCGTTCAATCCAGATGGCAGTAAAGTTGAAACTTACAAGAATGGAGATATTCTTTTTACAGATCAAGATGGTGGTCAAACATTCACTAAGGGAACGTCAAACTTTGGACTGACTAGTTTCGTTAATAGTATATTTGGCCAAAATAGAGATGCGACTGGTCCTGCGTTTGGAGTTGAATTCGCATCTATATGGACGGATGGCAGTGGTAATCCAATTGTGGATAGCAGTGGCAATTATGTTACTACGGCTGGTGACAGAAGTTTCTTACCAGAGACACCAAGTGCTTTCGCAGCAACTTTTGATCGTGAAGCACAAGATGCTATTTCTGCTATTGAATCAGCAGTGGCAGCAGATGCTTACGATCAAGAAGCAAGAGATGCTATTTCTGCTATTGAGTCAGCCGTTTTTGGTGGTAGTGATCCTAGTGCATATAGTGACGCTACTGATTCTTACGGTAGTTATAGTGATTATGGATCATTTGCCGATAGTTTAGGTGATTTCCCAGGGTAATTGTATGGATACACAACAGTATTTTAATAACTATTTCAAACCAAAAACGGAGATAAGCGAAAGTACAAATGACGCTATACTCAGTTACTTTGAACAACAAACTGGAAGTACAGAAACGGCCAAACAATTGGTACAGATAATAATTGATACTGCTACGGCGCAAAACATAGATCCACTAGCAGTGTTAAACACCTTTGTAAATTTGAAAACTTCAGAGTTAAGTCCTATTTTAGCATTATATTTAAACTCCAGCAGGGCAAATACCAGTTATCTAGGTGTAAAAATTCAACCTAAACAAAGTCAATTCGTCACACGAAGCATAGTCAATTAACATGGCAAAATACGCAAACGGATTCTATACAGTAAAGAACCCAGAAAAATACGTTGGTAAAAAACAACCACACTATCGTTCATCATGGGAATTCGCTTTCATGAACTTTTGCGATAACAATCCAAATGTACATCAATGGGCAAGTGAAGCAATACACATAAACTACCGAAATCCATTCACTGGGAAGAATACCATATATGTACCAGACTTTCTAATAGTGTACGTTGATCAAAATGGTAACAAGCACGGTGAAGTTATTGAAATTAAGCCACTTAAAGAAACGACAATGGAATCAGCAAAGACCAAACGAGACAAAGCAATGGTTGCTCTTAACTCATGTAAGTGGGAAGCAGCAAGAAAATTCTGTGCCCAACAGGGGTTAACGTTTCGTGTGGTGAATGAGAGCGACATATTTCATCAAGGCAAAAAACGTTAATTGAGGAGAATCAAAATTACTAAGAAACTGGAATCACTATTCAATTTGCCATCAAATGAAGATGTAGATGATGTAAATACGATCATTGAAGAAAACAAAGTCATCATAGAAGAAATAGATCAAGCAATAGATAAGATTGATGCGGCATTGCCAGAAGTTCGTGGACTAGATGCTACTGAACAAGAAATGGATGAGTTAGCAAAATTAGCCACTGACAAGTTTAATGACTTGATGGATCTTGGCATGAACATGGAAGCACGATTCAGTGGCACAGTGTTTCAAACTGCTGGTGTATTGTTAGGACATGCTATTACTGCTAAACAGGCAAAACTGGACAAAAAATTGCGTATGATTGATCTTCAACTAAAGAAACAAAAGATGGATCTACAGTATAAAGACGAAAAAGGTGCTCCAACTGTTGAAGGCGAAAGTAAAATTATGGACAGAAATAGTCTATTAGCAGCGATTCTAGGCAAAACACCGTAGTAAAATTGTAATTTGTATAAATACTCAATATAGGAACGCACATGAAGAGTTTTAAATCATATTTAACAGAAAGTCAACATACCTATGACTTCAAGGTACGACTTGCTTGTGAACTACCTGACGATATGATGGGTAAAATCAAGACAGTACTTGAAGCATATAAAGTTGCTACAGTTAGTAAACCAAAAAGATTGCCTATACAGGAAACTCCTGAATTTCCTAGTCTAGGTCCAGTTGAAATTCACATGTTTGATGTAAGTTTACATTATCCATGTAACGACGAACAAGTTAGAACACTGATCGCTGAACGTTGTGCTTTAAGTCCAGCAATGGTAAAAGTCACACCAGCACATAGTCCATATGAAGCGGTTGCTGCTGGACTAGAGCGTAGCAATGTGGGTGATAGCAGAGAAAGTGTTCTATTACAAGCAGAAATGAAGACAGAAAAGGTATTACCTACACTAGTGGGCGATGCTAGAATTCCTGAGTTGATCAAGGAATTAGAAGAAACAAGAAAATATGAATACAGTAAAGTTGCTGGTGGAGTCACAAAGAAATCACAGACAACTGATGATGTGCCTGTTGGAAAAATTAGCCCATTAGGTTCACACAAGCCAAAATTACCAACGGTAAAGAAATAACTCGGAAAGATAACACCATGAGTAACAATATATACGACATCATGAAAAAACTAAACGCAGTATCTGAACAGGATGCTGCGCCTGTAAGCAAGCAAGGCAGTACGCTACTTGAAAGTACTATGAAAGAAGTACTTAATGAAAAGTACATGGGTTTTGATAAAACAGTTGCTGCTATCAAAAAAGGTGGTAGTGCTAAAGATCCAGAAGCAGTTGCGGCTAGCATAGGTCGTAAAAAGTATGGTAAAGAAAAATTTCAAGCAGCGGCTGCTAAAGGTAAAAAGTTGTCCGAAAGGACATGGACAGATCCAGAAACAGGTGAATTTCATGGTTCGTTGGCTTCTACTCTTCAGCCAAATACTCCTCAATCCTCAGCGCCATCGCTTCAGCAACAGATGGCAGATCAAGCCGCTCGTCGTAGACAATCCATGGGATTACAGCCTAAACAAGAAAGTGAAACTTTTAACGAAGACGATATGGAAGAAGGTAATATGTTTACTGGCAATTTAGCCAAGGCTCGTGCGGCAGGCAAAAAGCGTGCTGATCTGGACGGTGATGGCGATATGGAAACTGTGCGTGAAGGTGCCAAGCCGGACTATATTGATTTGGACAAAGATGGCAATCGTAAAGAATCCATGAAGAAGGCGGCTGCTGATAAGAAAAAACAAGGTGTGGCGGAAGGCACCAAGGAAACATCAACTGGTCGTGTTCACAAGGCCGAACCAGGCGGCTATGGTCGTAAGGATGACGAAGATGAGGACAAGAAAAAAGATAAAAAAGCAGAACCAGCAGTAAAGCGTGGTCGCGGTCGTCCTAAGAAAGATGCCGATAGTGAAACTGGTGAAGTAAAGAAGTGGGACACAGATACTCTACAGAGTTTGATTGGAGGCAGTGTACCAAAGAAACTGCCAGGTAAAGCCAGCGTCAAACACAAAATCAAAGACGAACCAGATGAGAAGTTAGACGAAGTAGCGCCACCAGGAGCAAAAGCGGAACGCATGGTCAAGCATATCAAAAAGGGTTATGCCAAAGATGGCAAAGTAACACCAAAAGAAAAAGGCATTGCCTATGCTACAGCATGGAAAGCAAAGAAAGCAGGTAAAGTAGAGGAATCTATTCCACCTGGTTTCCCACGTGAACTAGCAAAGAGAATTTATGAACATTATGCCGGTGATATCAATAGTACACTAAACGCAATGTGGAATGTACATAATACGGTCATGGAAAGTAAAGTTTCCCGCAGCAAGAAAAAGTTAAGTGAAGGCATGACTTTTGAACAATCAACCACTAAGCCAGCGATGGGTACATACAAGGGTGGTGTATGGACTGCTGATCCTCCAAAGAAAGGTGAAGTAGGTGTTCCTGCTCCTTCTCCAGATGAAGGCGCTCCAGCATCATCACCCGCTAAAAAGCGTCCAGCACCCAAAGCAGCCAAAGAAGATGTTAGTGAAAACAAAGAACTATCTGATGTCTTAAAATTAGCAGGCATGGTCGAAGAATCAGTTAAAGTTGATGAATGCGGTATGAGTCCTATCAGTGGAGCATATGGTGATAGTATGGCCAATACTGAAGGTCGTATGAGTATCAGCACTAACATGAGCACTGACGGGAACAAAACAGTAACGATCACAGCAGATGGCGATGCAGCCGGTGATTTAATGAAGATGTTGAAGTTAGCAGGCATAAACTCAGACGGAGGTGAGGACACCGACGTTGAAAAAATGTCGGAAGAAAAGGATGATAGATACGAAGCCAATACTACTCCAGAAGAAGAGGTATTACCCGTTCAAACACAATTAAAGGGCGGTAATGGAGAAGTGGCTGGAAAAGAAAAGAAAATGACTCCTCATGGTTATAAGTTTGCGGATAATCCATTAGCAATGAAAGAAAGCATGACTCTGAAATTGATGAAAGAATACGAGAGTATAAAGAAAACAAAATGAAAATAAATGAAATCGTATTAACAGAAAATCGTATTGCTGTAGGCGACAGTTTCGGTATAGAATTGGGTGACCTTCTTATTGAAACTGGCGTCGTAGGATTTATGCCTGATGGTGTTATAGTTGAATCCGATTCTGCTGTGTTCAACTTTTTAAACAAGCATGGAATGCTAGATACAAAAATGGTATTCACCGAAAGTCGTATGGCAGAAGTTGATACCATTTTTCAGAATTTAGCACGTGGTGAACGTGGTATTACGGACGTAATGAATAATCCAGAAAATGCTGAAGAAAAGTACGCATCAACTATTCTTCAAGATATGTTTGATGAAGTGGTCATGGACTATGATTTAGATCCAAGATTAGATCACGATAAAATAATGGACGTTCTTACCGATAGAATACACGATGAGTATATTGAAGACGATGGTGAAGATTCTACGAGAATTAATCCCCCAATAGTCCAAGAGGCAGAATATCAAGGCAGAAAAGTATCACTTGGTAAGCCAATGAAGGGCGATGTTAAAAAGTCCAAAGTTTATGTAAAAGGTCCTAAGGGAAATGTAGTAAAGGTAAACTTCGGCGACAAAAATATGAGGATTAAAAAATCTAATCCTGCCCGTAGAAAAAGTTTTAGAGCAAGACATAATTGTGATAATCCTGGCCCCCGCTGGCGCGCCAGGTATTGGAGTTGTAGAGCGTGGTGATTATATGAAAATCAAAGAAATAATTTCTGAAGACGCAGTTGGTAGTACACCAAAGAGATTTCAACAATCTACCGCTGGTTTAAACAAATTCAGAGATAAAAATTTTGCTGATAGAGTATATGAACTCAACAGAGTAATGATGGCAGTTGCTGCTGCCGATGGTAGATCACCATTACGTCCAGAAATTGATGCCGAATCATGGGCTGGCAGAAATAATATAGCAGTACCATATACAGAAATTGAACAAGAAATGCTCAAACAAGCCTACGGTGCTGTAGGATCACACTATGAAGATTTAAATAAAGGTGATCTTCGTAGTCAAGAGATGAAGTCAACTAATAAAGTAAGTCCGGTAGCCAAGAAAAAAACTAACAAGTGGGGCGTATGACGGACGATCTACAACAGTTAAAGTATCTTGCTGGTATTACTAATAAGCCTAATTGGACAGTATATGAAGGTAGTAATATCAGTTATACAGGCACCGAAAAAGCAGAATTGATGCGTAAGCATGATATAAAACCCGGCACTCAAGCCTGGTTCAAGTTATGGTTCTCACTACCTAAACTCACGGGAGAAAAGCCCATCTAAGGGTAGATTTCATAATAAATATAATTATGGAATCAATACTAATTAAGAAGCCAAATCTTCAAGAATCTTACACTATAGATCAAATAGGTGAGATTCTTAAATGCGCTGATCCTGTAACTGGTCCAGCATACTTCTTAAGTAATTATTTTTATATACAACATCCAGTCAAAGGTAGACTGCGTTATTCACCATTTGACTATCAAAAGCGTTTAGTTGATTCTTACCACAAATACAGATTTAGTATAAGTTTGATGCCCAGACAAACGGGCAAATCAACTACTGCCGCCGGTTACTTACTATGGTATGCTATGTTTGTACCAGACAGCACAATACTAGTAGCAGCACATAAGTATACCGGCTCCCAGGAGATTATGCAGCGTATAAGATATGGATACGAAAGTGTGCCTGATTTTATCCGTGCTGGAGTAACAACATACAACAAAGGTAGTATTGATTTTGATAACGGATCAAGAATAGTCAGTACAACTACCACAGATAATACGGGTCGTGGTATGTCCATTTCGTTATTATATCTAGATGAGTTTGCCTTCGTTAAACCTCGTATGGCCAAAGAGTTCTGGACATCTATCAGTCCAACTCTAGCGACTGGTGGTAAGTGTATTATTACCAGTACGCCAAACAGTGATGAAGATCAGTTTGCTTTGATATGGAAACAAGCAAATAAGTGTGTAGATGAGTGGGGCAATGAAACTGAAGTGGGCATAAATGGCTTCAAAGCATTCCGTAGTTACTGGAATGAACATCCAGATCGTGATGAAGCATGGGAAAAACAACAGCGAGCACAACTAGGTGAAGAACGTTTCCGTCGTGAAATGAATTGTGAATTCATTATTGAAGAAGAAACACTAATAAATTCAATCGTGTTGGCAGAAATGGGTGGTATAGATCCATTAATAAAACAGGGTCAAATTCGTTGGTATAAAAAACCAGAAGCAAACAAAACATATATAGTAGCACTTGATCCTAGTTTAGGCACTGGCGGTGACCCAGCAGCAATACAGGTGTTAGAGTTGCCCACTATGTATCAAGTTGCTGAGTGGACACATAACAAAACACCTATACAGCAACAGATAAAAATAATGTCCGAAATAACAAAAGGGTTAGTAGAAATTACGAATTCATCAAATACTGTTTATTATAGTGTTGAAAACAATACTATTGGCGAAGCGGCATTAATGGCAATTGCTGAACTAGGCGAAGAAAATATCAAAGGTATTTTTTTAAGTGAGCCAAAACGTGCTGGAGCCAGCAGAACATATCGTAAAGGCTTTACTACTACCAATAAATCAAAAATAGCAGCATGTAGTAAGTTAAAAAACTTGATAGAAAATAAGAAGATGGTAATAGCCAGTAAGAACTTAATAAGTGAATTTAAAACATTTATTGCTTCTGGTGCGAGTTTTCAAGCCAAGATTGGCGAAACAGATGATTTAGTTATGGCACTATTGTTAGCAGTTCGTATGGCAACATTTTTGAGAGAGTTTGATGCTAATCTAGATGAACAGTTAAAAGATAAATCAGATGATTTCATCATGCCTATGCCATTCATTATGGCTTAATTCTGATAAATAAAACTATGGAAGAATTAGACAAAGTAGCAAAAGAATTATTTAATAAAATCAGAAATAGATTTTCTGATCTAAGTATTGCTGACGAAAATTTAAAGAATACTCTTGATCCAGATAAGGCAAGATATTACTATTTTGATTTTCAAAGAGATGGCAAATCGCTAGGACACGTTAATATCTCTATTATAAACAATACACTCAAAGTGTACTATGATAGAAACATTGATAGATTTTTAGATCCATCAGATAAGCGTGAGTGGTTTGATTACCTAAAAAATTTACGTATGTTTGCTAAGAGCAATTATCCAACTATAAAGTCGTTTGACGTTCGTGATATTGATAAAAGCGGTTTGAACATCAAAGATCTTATACACATAAAAAGTACGGATAGTACAAAAAGCAAAAACGAAGTCAGTGAGTCAAAGCGTTATGGCACCAGTAAAAGTAGTTACGAAAATCTAGACAATGTAAAAATTATTGCTAGACACAACAAACCAATTCTTGATGATTCGGATCCTGCTGCTAGAAGTAGAAATATTAGTACATTCTATGTTGAAAACGGCGAAGGTGAACGTTTTAAACTACCAGAAGGTACTACATTAAATGGTGCTCGTGTGTTTGCTCGACATGTAAAGAATGGCGGCAATTTATACGACGATTTTGGTAACCATATAACTAAGATTGTTTCTGAAATGCGTGCTCTAAAAACATTTGTTAGAAATATGCGTGGCAGAACATTTGAAGACGTTGAAACAAATCAGATGATTGAATCGGCTGTAAATTACTATGGTAAATTACATCGTGATTTGTTCACACTGCGTAGTCAGCGTGGCTATGAACAATACAAAGATTTATGGACACCAGAAGCGGATCAAGATACCAGTGATGTTGATTTAAATGAACTTAAAGAGCGTTTTGTAAGGCGTATATTTGATGATAGGTTGATGAATGCTCTGCCTATAGTTAAGCGAGCATATGAATCAGATATAGGCGGCATAGGTAAAGAGTTTGAATCATGGGCTAATGATATGTTAGAGGACATGAGTGCTGATGTAAATACTATGAGTCCAACGCCAAAACAACCATCGGACGATGAGTTTGATACTGATGTTGAACATTCTGATTTGTCTGATTTGCTTGATGAAAACAATTTTGATTACAAATTCATTGATGGAATATTCTACTTTACAAGCAAAGAAGAATTAGAGCGTGCCAAAGACATCATTGCGGAGCGTGATCCTACAATGGAATTCCCACCCATGAAAGTTCGTAATGAAAATTATGGTTCATATGGTAGTAGTACATTTGATAGAGAATTGTCAAACGGCAAAGGTGTTATGGAAAGCGATCTCCTGAGCATCAAGCAACTTGCGGGTTTAGCCAAATAATTTGATTTCCAGAGAGCAGCACTATACAATGCTGCCATGCCTAGAAAAATTAAGTTTTTACACCAAGTAGATAAATACTACTGTTACATCAATACAGGGTGTGTTGATGTATCTAGGCAATTAATCATGGTTTAACATTAAGGAAAAAATATCATGGCAACAACATTAGCACAAATCAGGGCAAAACTACAAGAACAAGAAAACAAAATGTCTGGCACCTCAATGGGTTCAGACAACGGCATCTTCGCACACTGGAATATGCCTGAAGGCACAACAACTCGCATCAGATTTCTCCCTGACGCAAATCCAAAAAATTCATTCTTCTGGCTTGAAAAATTCACTATCAAGTTACCATTCATTGGTGTAAAGGGTCAGGCCGATAGCAAGACCGTTTATGTTCAAGTTCCATGTATGGAAATGTGGAATGAATCATGTCCTATTCTTACTGAAGTTCGTCCTTGGTTCAAGGATCCGAGCATGGAAGAAATGGGTCGTAAGTACTGGAAGAAAAAGAGTTATCTATTTCAGGGTTTCGTCCGTGAAAATCCTGTTCAAGATGACAAGCAACCAGAAAATCCTATTCGCAGACTAGTAATCAGTCCTCAGATTTTCAATCTAGTCAAGAACGCAATTCTTGACCCAGAACTAGAAAACATGCCAACTGATTACGAGGCAGGTCTTGATTTCAATATCAAGAAGACCAGCAAGGGCGGGTATGCTGATTACAGCACCAGTTCATGGTCACGTAAGGAAAGTGCGCTAACACAGGGTGAGCGTGAAGCACTAGAAAAGTATGGTCTGTTCAATCTTGCTGATTTTCTACCAAAGAAGCCAACGGCCGAAGAAGTGAAGATCATCAAGGAAATGTTTGAAGCAAGTGTAAATGGCGAACTATATGATGCAGAACGTTGGGCATCACACTTCAAGCCAGTTGGTCTGAATACTTCTGGGTCTAAGACTAGCAGTGCCAAGGACTCTTACGATGAGGATGATACTCCTGTAGTAAAGACATCGGCTAAGCCAGCCGTCACTAAGCCAGTCGTTGCCGAAGTAGCAGATGAAGATGATTCACCATTTGTGCCTGAGCAAAAAGCAACACCTAGTGTTTCAGCAAAGCCAGCACAACGTGCGGAAGATATTCTCGCTATGATCAGATCTCGTCAAAAGGCGTAAAGTCATAGTAGTTGTGTAGTTTATACTCCGGCGCACTGCCGGAGTTTTTATTTAATCTAGGAGAAAAAAATATGAGTAATCTTGTTCGTTTAAAGAAGGTGTCGGATTCTTTTACTATCAATCGTTATGACAATGGTTGGATGGTTGAAATCAGTGGTAAAAATTCCGATGATGATTGGTCAACAGTAAAGATTGTCTGTAATACTGAGGATGAACTTGTCAAGTTGATCGCGGCATACAACAAATTAGAACTGGATCGTTAATATGACCAAGCCGTTTGATATAGCAAAATTTAGAAAATCAGTAACAAAATCTATTGAAGGTCTAAGCGTAGGTTTTAATGACCCAACTGATTGGATAAGTACTGGCAGTTATGCTCTTAACTACCTGATCAGTGGTGACTTCAATCGCGGTATTCCCATGGGCAAAGTTACTGTATTTGCGGGTGAGAGTGGCAGCGGCAAGTCATTTCTGTGTAGTGGCAACTTAGTACGTAACGCGCAACAACAGGGCATTTATGTTATTCTTATTGACACAGAAAATGCTCTTGATGAAAGTTGGCTACACGCACTTGGAGTTGATACCAGTGAAGATAAATTGTTGAAGTTGAACATGGCAATGATTGATGATGTTGCTAAACTTATCAGTGAATTTGTCAAGGAGTATAAAACAATGCCAGAAGATCAACGTCCGAAGGTGTTGTTCGTACTAGACAGTATCGGTATGTTGTTAACGCCAACTGATGTAAATCAATTTGAGAGCGGCGATCTTAAGGGTGATCTAGGCAGAAAGCCGAAGGCACTAACTGCCCTAGTTCGTAACTGTGTTAACATGTTCGGTGATTTGAATATAGGATTAGTCGCAACTAACCATACTTATGCAAGTCAAGACATGTTTGACCCAGATGATAAGATCAGTGGTGGTCAGGGTTTCATCTATGCTAGCAGTATCGTAGTTGCTATGAAGAAGTTGAAACTAAAAGAAGATGAGGATGGTAATAAGATCAGCGAAGTACGTGGTATTCGTAGTGCTTGTAAGATCATGAAGACTAGATATTCAAAGCCATTTGAAAGTGTACAAGTCAAGATTCCTTATGAAACAGGTCTTAATCCATATAGTGGTCTAGTGGATTTGTTTGAGGGTAAGAACATTTTACAGAAAGATGGCAACAGTCTAAAGTATGTGAATGAAGATGGAGTAATTATCAAGCAATTCAGAAAAGCGTGGGAAAGAAACGAAGAAAATAGTTTAGACACAATTATGACCGACATAAGTAATAAAAAAATAAAGGTGTAATCTAAACATGAATATTGAAACTGACGTTCTGATTGAAACTTATCAAACTCTAAAGCAATATATTCCAGCAAAAGATCGTCAAGAAGCCAGTGACACACTGATGAGTTATCTGGTAGATGTACTGTCTGATGAGCAACTTACTGAGTTCAAAGCATCGGATTCTTATACTAAGCGTAGTTATGATGAATATGCGGGAGAATCCGATGTAGATGACTTTGACTCAGATGAAGACTACGAAAATTAATGTGGTATAATCAAATCATAAATGATTTAAGTAAATTGCCTGATTTCATTTCCTATTACGAAAGCGAGTTAGGTCAGGCAAAACTTGAATGTTCAATACGTGGTAAATTAGAGCGTCAGGTTGCCGATTTACCTGGTATCACAGAGCAACGCTTCAATCAATTGCAGGAGATTGAGGCGGTGCTTAATTACTTAAATATTCAATTACGCAAGATTCGTCGTAAGCATTTTCAAAAATATTTGGAGTCTTATCCTCGTGCTCTAAGTAGTAGAGATGCTGAAAAGTACGTTGACGGAGAAGATGAAGTGATTGATTATGAAACCTTAATCAATGAAGTAGCACTAATCAGAAACAAATGGCTAGGACTAATTAAGGGATTAGAAAGTAAGAACTTTATGTTAGGACACGTTGCTAGACTACGCACAGCAGGAATGGAAGATATATCACTATGAAAATAGTACTTGTTACGGGTGGATTTGATCCGCTACACAGTGGGCATATTGCTTACTTTAATGAAGCAAAAAAATTAGGCGATGAACTAATTGTAGGTGTTAACTCAGATGCGTGGTTAACTCGTAAAAAGGGTAAACCGTTTATGCCAGTGTGGGAACGAGAGGCAATAATCAGAGAGTTAAAGGTAGTTGATAGGGTAGTTTTCTTTGATGACGACTATGACGCTGATGGCAGTGCTAAAAACTTCATCAAAGAAACACTAGAAATTTTCCCCGATGATGAAATTATTTTTGCGAACGGAGGAGATAGAACTAGTACCAATATTCCAGAAATGGACATTGAGAGTCCTAGACTGTCATTTGCGTTTGGTGTAGGAGGCGATAATAAGAAAAACTCCAGTAGTTGGATCCTATCTGATTGGCGTGCGCCGAAAACTGAACGAAAGTGGGGTCACTATCGTGTGATGTATGAACTCGATAAGTCAACAAAGGTCAAAGAATTAGTGGTTGATCCAAGTTCATGTTTAAGTATGCAACGTCATGCTAATCGTAGCGAAATATGGTTTGTTGCTGAAGGCGTCGCCAGTGTATATACACTAAATCGTAGTACCGATCATGAACTTCAAACTCGTTTAGTAAAGCATCAACATTTGACTATTGCCAATAATGAATGGCATATGTTATGTAATGAAACGGATACTCCATTGAAGTTAGTAGAGATACAGTATGGAGAAAATTGTGTAGAGGAAGATATAGAGAGAAAATGAATACACTTGTAAAGCATGTTATTAATAATGGTGGAGACATTTTTCCACTAATATTGCCAGCAAATATGACTGGCGGCACTGGTCTGATGAATCCTTCCGTTTTGATAGTCAATGGTAAAGTAATAGTCAATGTGAGGCATGTAAACTACACTTTCTATCATTCTGAGGCAAAATTATTTCAACATCCATGGGGACCATTAACGTATATACACCCAGAAAACGACATGCATTTAAGAACAACTAATTATTATTGTGAATTAAATGATGATTTTTCTATTTCAAAAGCGACTAAAATCAATACCAGTAGATTTGATACTTATGAGCCTTTATGGGATTTCGTTGGCTTAGAAGATGCTAGGCTAGTTAATTGGGATAACAAACTATATGTAACTGGTGTTCGTCGTGACACAACTACTAATGGTCAGGGTAGAATGGAATTATGTGAAATTGTAGTTTCTGACGACGATGTTGTGGAAGTTAGTAGATTCAGAATTCCACCGCCAAAAGACCCAAATAGTTATTGTGAAAAGAATTGGATGCCAATCTTAGATCTTCCATATCATTATGTGAAATGGTCTAATCCAACTGAAGTTGTTCAAGTGGATCCTATTACTCAGACTTCTAGAACTGTTCATTTAGGAAATCAAATAGGATTGCCTAGAGATTTACGCGGCGGTAGTCAAGTAATTACACTAGATGATTACTATGTTACCTTAACACACGAAGTTGATTTATTCAACAGTGAAGTAGGTAGAAAAGATGCTCTTTACAGACATAGATTTGTTGTTTGGGACAAGTCTTGGAATTTTGTAAAAGTTACTAAAGATTTTTCAATAATGGGAGCACACGTTGAATTTTCAGTTGGAATGTGTATTCATGGTAATGATATTTTGATAACATTTGGCTATCAAGACAATGCCGCTTTTATACTCAAGACACCCATTGATTCTCTACATACTTTTATAAACGCTAATTTAATATGAACGATCTAATGTTTAAAAATTTACTTATTGACTATATAAATGATTCTGAAAATTCAGATTTAAATTTCTCATTAGCATTATATTACTATAGTATAGGTCAGACAGCATCCGCTGTATCTTTTTTTATACGAACAGCCGAAAGAACTAAAGACGATTTACAAAAATATGAGTGTTTGTTGATGGCTGCTAAATGCTTTGAGCATCAGGGATCCAGAGCATTTTCAGTGAAGGGATTGTTACAACATGCTCTATCGTTATTTCCTACGAGGCCTGAAGCATATTTTTTACTTGCCAAATATTATGAAGGAGAAAAAAAAGATGGCAGTTGGTTTGACTGTTATATGATTTCTTCCATTGGTTTAAATGTAGTGAATTTTTCTTCTATACCATTATCAATTGATGTAGGTTATCCGGGTAAATATGCCTTGTTGTTTCAAAAAGCCTTGAGCAGTTGGTGGTGTGGTTTATGTGAAGAGTCAAGAACTTTGTTTATTGATCTATTGAAAAATTATACAATGGAGGAACAATTCAAAGTTGCTACCATTAATAATTTAAAAATGTTCGGAGCATTTAATACCAAGCAAATAAATTATTATACCAAAGACAAGCATAAACACTTGAGAATTAATTTTAATGATTCTGAACTTATAGAAAAAAATTACTCAGAATCATATCAAGATATGTTTGTTCTTACTATGCTTGGCGGTAAAAAGAATGGCCACTATGTAGAAATAGGAGCCGGAAATTCATTTTATGGTAGTAATACTGCGTTACTAGAACAACAATATAATTGGAAAGGCGTATCTATAGATTTTAATGAAGATTTTGTTGCATCACATGCCAGAGAAAGAAAGAATCTATGCGTCCTTCGAGATGCAACACTGATTAATTACGATAGGTTTCTATCTGCATTAGATTTACCTACAACTATTGATTATTTACAGATTGATTGCGATCCTTCTGACACTTCGTATAAAATTCTTACATCTATTCCATTTGAAAAATATAAATTTGCCGTTATAACATATGAACACGACGATTATAGTGACGTAAATAATGTTTTCAAAGAAAAATCAAGAAAATATTTGAGCAGTTACGGATACGTTATGGTTGTCGGAGATATTGCTCCAGATGATTGGAGAAATTACGAAGACTGGTGGGTTCACCCTGATTTAATAAATCCTAGTATATTAAGTGCTATGTTAAATACAAGCAAATTAACTAAAAATGCTGAAGAATATATGCTTGATAAACTAAATGACAAAAAAGTTTAACAATTTTCCAACAGTATATTACCTAACGCTTAAAACATCTGTAGCACGACAAATGGATCTAGAAAGACAGTTTCTAGATCGTGGTATCTCTCATAGAATGATTGAAGGATACGATGGAAGAAAAGTAGATATTAGGGAACAATTATCAATATCTGGCCCATATGTTGATAAAAGTTTAATTTCATCGGAAGTCTTATCAGTATCTGTTTCACATGTAAACATGATTTATCGTTGGTATAAAGAAACCAATGAAGAATATGGATTTTTTTGCGAAGATGATATAAATTTTTCGTTAGTGGATATTTGGAATTTTGAGTGGCAGGAGTTTATGGAAAATCTGCCCTCTGATTGGAAAGTTATTCAACTATCACTGATAAAGGAAACACCGGTAACGGGCAGTGATATGAGAATGAGAAGAAAGCGTTGGAATGATTGGTCTTGTTGTGCTTATATATTAAAGAGAAGTTATGCTGAAAAGATAATCAGTGATTATTATAATGAAAGCACGAATACTTACACATTAGATATTAAAGACACTAATCATCATCCAATACCAGAAAATCTGGTATACCCGGGTAATTATCGTCAATGTTATGTAATGCCTTTTTTTACAGAAAATAGAAATCATATTTCAACATTGATCAGGGACAAAGATGAAAGTCGTAGAATAAAAAACATGCAAGATCAAAGTAGTTATTTCATAACTACATGGTGGCAAGAAAATGGTAAAAATATTAAAATCAAGGAGTTAATAATGGTAGACAAGATACCAGTAATTGGAGCAGCAGTAGTAAACAGTACATATTGGATAGCAAGACTTCTAATGAGTGTAGACTATCCAGTAGAAAATTTTGTTATTATTAACAACAATGGCAGAGGTCAAATTGACGAAGAATTAGACCGTCTAGCAAAAATTAAACACAAGTATATTGATAAAATTAAAGTTGTTCATATGCCATCTAATATAGGCTGTGCTGGAGCTTGGAATTTAATCATTAAGTCTTATATGTTGGCGCCATATTGGATTATAACAAGTGATGATGTAGCATTTGGCCCAGGACTGCTTAAAGAAATGGTAGATAATTTAAACAGTAATCCTAACATAGGTATGATTCATCCACGTGCGGGAGATTTTGGAATAGGAGCATGGGATTTATTTTTAATTCGTGAAAATATTGTTAAAATATTTGGTCTTTTTGATGAAAATACATATCCCGCTTATTGTGAAGATGCTGACTATATTATGCGTATGGCACATCGACCAATAATGAAAGTAGTTGGGTTAGAAGGTAAGTATATGCACGGTGACGCTGATAGTAGTGAATATTATAAGAGTGGTAGTCAGACTCAAAAAAATGAAGATGGGTTAAAGGAAAAATTTGATCATTCAAATGATTTAAATATAGAGTATTTAACTAAAAAATGGGGTCCAGGTTGGCGCAATCTAAATCCAACATTTAATGTATTTGAAGGTCAGGAAAAGCCTATCTCAACTACTACATGGGATCTTGAGTTTGTAAGAAGAAAACACTTAGGATTTTGATATGAAAAATTGGTATCTGCCTGCACAAAATATAGAACCTGTTGAGTCACCTGATATTAATGATTTAAGATCAAAAATTAAAATAACATCTGACTTACAAAAAAACAAACGTGCTTTTGTAATAGATAACTTCTATGAAGATCCACATCTGGTGAGACAATATGCTCTACAACAAGAATTTTTTGATGATCCTGGATATATTGGACGACGAACCAGAACTCAACACCTATTTCCCGGTATGAAAGAAATATTTGAATCAATTATCGGTGAAAAAATTAGTGAATGGGAAACATATCCCATGAATGGTAGATTTCAGCACAACTGGGCTGGTGAAAAATTAGTATATCACTGTGATCATCAACGATGGGCTGCTATGATATATTTAACTCCGAATGCTCCGCCAGAAACGGGTACTACCATGTATCGTCATAAAGAAACCAAAATACATCACAATTCACAAATAAATTGGGCAGCAGGTGATGGTAATCGCGTATTTAATCAAAAAACATTTTTAGATAGAACTCCATATGAGGCTGTGGACGTATTTGGAAATATATTTAATCGTTTAGTAATTTTTGATGGCGGTTGTATACATGCCGCCTCTGAGTATTTTGGAAGTAATTTACAAGATTGTCGTTTATGGCAGATGTTTTTCTTTGACGGTGAGGTTTCAAATATTCATATGGGTGCTTAATGTGATTATTAATAAATATGTTTATGAGACAATATATTAATATACTAGACAGTTTACTAACAGAAAGTCGTGGATTAGGAGCACGTAGAGCCGGCGAAGAATTTGTCAGCACTAGTAATCCTAATGAAAAGATTTATGTGAACTCAGTTCGTTTTTATCCAGAAAACGCAACAGAATATCCATCATATGAGGAAATGATTGCTGATCTGAAAGAACGAATGAATAACATTGCAGGAGCGTCAGTTGATTTAATTGGCAAATTTAAGTCTACCGATCGTGCTTATGGTATTGCTATATTTGATAATCCACAGGGTGGCCGTCTAGCATTCGTTAAGCCGTATGCCTCTATAAAATTGGACCCAACTGAAAACAAGTGGGATAATCAAACTGGTATACCAGGCTACAAGTACAACAGTAAAAGTGCCGCAAAGACGCAGGCAGGATTAACACCGCAAGATATATTGACTAAGGAAAGTAATCTTAGTCCTAGTGATATTGTTACTCAGATAGCAGAAAAATTTGGTGCTGATAGTCCATTAACAAAAGTAGCACGGGATATAGCACGCGGTGTTAAATTACCGATTACTGTAGACGCACCGCCAGGAATTAGTTTTACAGCATTCCGTGATTATTTCTGCGAATTACTACACCCAATCGCACTGCAAACAGGCAATTATCGTGGCAATGCTGGCCAGGCAGCAATGAAGTTTTTAAATCAAGATGGATTTGATGGTACTACAATTAACTTTGGCACTGATAAAACTGAAGGCCTAAGCGACAGTATACTAATTTCAGATGACGGCAAAAAGATTAAAGTCAGTAGTAAAGGTGCGGGCGGCGCCCAAGCAAGTGCTAAAAATTTGTTAGATGCGGTAAATGAATTACGTGGTAGTAATCCAGGGTTGGCTAGAAAACATCGTGAAGTAATAGAGGTCATTCAAGAAATGGTCAGTGCGGGTCAAGCTGGCGCTCCATTAGTTTTGGGTGTTAAGTATGGCATCATTGACAGTGGTGACGCTGATGTCATCAGAAGCCTTAAGGGTGGAGCCAGAGTGCCGCTAAAGGCAGTAGATAATATGAACTTTAGCGCAAAGTTGAAACAGTTAATACTAAACAGAAAAACAGATGATCCCGCAAATGTAAATTTGTACTTTCATGCTCTGGCAGCGGTAGCACACAAAGTGGCAGAACACGTAAATGATAAAACTAACTTCGGTGATGCCGCTAGCGATATTTTGAATAACGGTGCTTTGATTCAAGTATATACAACTGCTAAGGAATCAGATGATCGTTGGACAATTGAAGAGTTTCGTACTGTGTTCCCAAGTAATACTGTTACTGGAGTGAAATTCAGTGCCAGCAAAACATATTACAGTACGGGTATCAAGGGAAATTTTACGTTTAAGATATTGAAGAATGGTGCCAAGGACGTTGAGGATGACACTGATGCTATTGCAGATATGTCCAGTAGTCCAAAGTATAAGAGTCCAGAAGAGATTGGCGACGAAACATATGGTGTAAGTGGTATTACTGCTAAATCATATCGTCGTGGTTCAGATGATGATCTAGAAAGCTCGCCTCGACAACGTAGATAATTGATTTTCAAATAGTTAATGAATAGTAAATTTATATTAAAAAATTATGATGTAGTATTTTTAAGTTATGATGAGCCAAATGCAGATAGAAATTATCAGCATTTACTAACCATAATTCCATATGCCAAAAGAGTTCATGCTGTTAAGGGTAGTGACAGTGCTCATAAAGCATGTGCTAAAATATCTAATACTGATCGTGTAATAATTATAGATGGCGATAATCATTTGATTGAATCGCCTACTAATCAAATAGTAGAGATATCTGATATTGAAAATTCCAAGAAAATAGTATTAAGTTGGGCCAGTAAAAACATCATTAACGGGCTATCTTATGGTAATGGTGGAATAAAATGTTGGGATACACAACAATTATTAGATAATAAAACTCATGAAAATTCTGATCCATCCGACGTAAAAAATCAAATTGATTTTTGTTGGGATCTAAATTACATAGCGATTGATAAAAATTATAGCGTAATATATAACAATGGATCTAGACTTCAGGCATTTCGTGCTGGATTTCGTGAAGGCGTTAAGTTAATGCTAGAGCAAGGTTGTAGAATAGAAAATTTTATACCCAAAAGTCGTGGTAATTTATTCAGACTAAAATCATGGTTATCTACTGGCAAACATGTTGAAAATGGCATATGGGCTATATATGGTGCCTGGCATGGTCTATATAATGTATGTAATATAAATTGGGATATAACAAATGTCAGAGACTTTGATTATTTAAATAAGTATTTTTATACTAACATAGATTCGGTAACAGAAGATCAAATTGATGGAAACATTAAACTATTAAAAGAAAGTATACCTCAGTATTATAGAATGATACCAATTTTTAATGCAACAGACAGTGAAAACATTGCTGCAAATCAAACAAATCCAATAAGACAAAAAGAAACTGTAAAAATATATTATGAATAATTTGTACGATGTCATCATGATAACTTATGATGAACCCGAAAAAGAAAAAAACTGGTCCCTACTGAAATACAAAATCCCAAGAGCAAAAAGAGTAGATGGAATAGTGGGCATTCATCAAGCGCATATAGAGGCAGCAAAACTTGTAGATACTGATATGTTTTGGGTTGTGGACGGAGATGCGATAATAGAAGAAAACTTTGATTTTTCGTTCGTGTTAGATAAGTCAGACGACGTTGTTAGAGTGTGGCGTTGTAAGAATCCCATAAATGATTTAGTGTATGGTTATGGTGGGGTAAAACTTTTACCTAGGCTTCAAACATTAAACATGTCACTAAGTAAGCCAGATATGACTACAAGTATAAGCAACAAATTTATACCAGTAAAGGTATTAAGTAACGTTACAAAATTCAACGTTGATGAGTTTCATACTTGGAGATCAGCATTTCGTGAGTGTTGTAAATTAGCCAGTAAAGTAATTGATCGTCAAAAGGATCACGAAACTATTGATAGATTGAATGTGTGGTGTACAGTTGGCCATGATCGTGAATATGGCAAATTTGCCATAGATGGAGCAATTGCTGGCAGACAATATGGTGAAATTCATCAAAACAATATTGAGGCTCTTAAAAAAATAAATGATTTTCAATGGTTAAAGGAAAAATATTTTGAATACTATAAGTGAAATTTTAAGAAATATTTCAAAGTTAGCCGAAATAGATAGTTCATTAGTTGAAAATGTATCCAGGCAACTTACTAAGTTAGCCGAAATAGATAGTTCATTAGTTGAAAATGTATCCAGGCAACTTACTAAGTTAGCCGAAATAGATAGTTCATTAGTTGAAAATGTATCCAGACAATTAACTAAGTTGTCTGAATTAAGAAATAATAATATTGATGTATTTTTGACACAATCTGTAAAAGCATTAAATCAATATCCTGCTTATAAAAACAATTTACTTGACAGTATTTCAGATGGACAAAATTTAAGTAAAAATTGGCTAGTTGAGGAGTTAAATGGCAGAAACTTAGGCAACGTATTATTGTGTGCTGGTTGGTATGCGATGCTGCTAATTGACCAACGATTGAAATTTACTCGTTGTGTTAGTGTAGATATTGATCCTATTTGTGAGCCAGTTTCTAAAATTTTACATAAGCATTTAGTTATAGATGGTTGGAAATTTCAAGCAGTAACTAAAAATATTCATAGTATTAACTATCGTAAAGATATTTTTTCAGTAACCAGAGGTGATGATAGTACCGCAGAATTCACAATGATTCCTGATACTATTATTAATACTAGTTGTGAACATATTGAAAATTTTAGTGAATGGTATAATTCAATTCCAAATGGTAAGTTAATAGTTTTACAAACTAACAATGGGTTTGATATACCCGAACATGTTAATTGTGTTAGCAGTTTAGCGGATTTTGAAAAACAAACTCCAATGTCTGAAGTATTATATTCTGGCGAACGTGAAATGCCAAAATTTACTAGATACATGAAAATAGGAATCAAATGAATCTAGATTTATTAGATTTAAGAACTCTCCAAATTGAGTGTGCGAGAGCAATAACTACAATTGAAGCAACTAATAATAAATTAAGTCAATTCAACAAGCAGGCTCATCACAATAGTCAACAGTGGTATAAGGCAGTCATCGGTTGGTACATAGATCAGTACGGAGATCTACCCAGTAAGGTTGGTCCAGGAAAAGAAGTAAAGATATTACGCGATGTATAAATTAGATCAAATACGAATGATTCATCTAGAAATTACACAAGCATGTCAGGCAAGTTGCCCTATGTGTGATCGCAATCAAAACGGTGGAGCGTTAAATCCTCATATAGATTTAAGTGAACTCACGTTAGATGATTGTAAAAAAATATTTGAACCTAATTTCATAAAACAGTTAAACACTATGTATATGTGCGGCAATTTAGGTGATCCAATTATCGCTAAGGATACATTAGAAGTGTTTAGATATTTTAGAGAACATAATCCAAAAATGTGGCTAAGTATGAACACTAACGGCGGGGCGAGAGATCAGCAATGGTGGAAAGATTTAGCAAATATTTTTGGTAGATATGGCACCGTTATTTTCAGTGTAGATGGTTTAGAAGACACAAATCATCTATATAGACAGGGTGTAAACTGGAATATAGTTGAGCGAAGTATGAAGTCTTTTATATCTGCCAGTGGTCGTGCTAGATGGGATTTTTTAATATTTGAACATAATCAACATCAAGTAGAAAAAGCCCGAGAACTAAGTGTCGAGTGGGGATTTGAGAAATTCGTTGCCAAGAAATCAGGTAGATTTATTACCTCAAATAATGAAATAAAAGATTCACATCAATCTATTAATAAAAAGGGATTTAAAACAATAGAAATTAAAAAGCCAGAAGAGCATTATCAAAATTCCGCATTAAAGACTCAAACAACTTTGATTGAAAAATATGGTTCAATGGACAATTACTTTGATAGTACGCATATAGAATGTAAAGTAAAAAAAGACGGTAACTTATTTATTACCGCTGAAGGATTAGCATTGCCCTGCTGTTGGACTGCCGGTAGAATGTATAAATGGTGGCATAAAAATCCTAGAATTGAACAGATTTGGGATTTTATTGATGCTGTTGGTGGTAAAGAAAAACTTAATGCCAAATATGGCCTAAATAAAGTTTTTGATAGTGGAATATTTGAACTGATCGAATTCAGTTGGAAAAAATCTAGTGTGACAGATGGAAAATTAAAAGTGTGTGCAATGAAATGTGGAATTGAATTTGATCCTTTTGGAAAACAATTTGTTTAATTTATAAAAATATGACCTTACCTTCAAAAACATTTTGTATTCTTCCTTGGATACATTTAAGTAGTCGCCCAGATGGAAAAATGAGAACTTGTTGTACAAGCAATGCTAGTAGTGTTCAAAGTGCCGACAGTTCAATAAAAATAGGTGGTGGAGAAGTTGGTGTACTAAAAAATGACAATGGAGAAAGTGTTAATTTTAATACTACAAGATTAGAGGAAGCATGGAATAGTTCTTATATGCGTAATGTAAGAACAATGATGCTTAAAGGAGAAAAGCCAGCAAGTTGTTTAAAATGCTACAAAGAAGAAGAATCAGGACACTTAAGCAAAAGAAATTGGGAAACAGAATATTGGTCAAAAAGATATGATATATCTGAACTCATAAAAGAAACAGATGATCAAGGTAATATTCCTACTAAAATAAGATACATTGATTTAAGACTTGGCAGTAAATGCCAATTAGCATGTGTAATGTGTAGTCCTCATGATAGTAGTAACTGGATACCAGAATGGAATAAACTTTATCCTTTAATACAAAATAAAAATTTAAAACAAAGTTCTAGTTGGAATAATAAAGGGTTAAGTAATGGAAGCAGTTATAATTGGCATAAAAACAATCCTCAATTTTGGAAAGATTTATTTGATCAAATTCCAAATATGTATCAATTATATTTTGCTGGTGGGGAAAGTTTAATTATTGATGAACATTATGATTTGTTGGAAGCATGTATTAAACTTGGATATGCAAAAAATATTGAACTTCGTTACAATTCAAATGCGGTAGAATGGAGAGACGATTTATTTGATTTATGGTCAGAATTTAAAAGAGTAAGATTTCATTATAGCATTGATGCTTACGGAGAACAAAATGATTATATCAGATATCCAAGTAAGTGGAAACATCAAGAAGAAGTATTTTGGAAATTAGATAATACAACTGAAAATGTTGAAATTACGACCGCAACTACTCTTATAGCATTAAATATTGCTTATATACCTGAATTTTTACAATGGAAAGTTTCACAAGGATTCAAGAAAATAAATAAATGGCCATTGGGCGCAGGTGGAATTAACATGCACTTTGCATATTGGCCACCCCAATTAAATGTTAAAGTTCTTCCGTCACATGTAAAACAAATAATTACTAAAAAATATGAAAATGAATTTTATCCTTGGATTGAAGAAAATTGGAATAAATTTACGGGAGTATCGGAATCCGAAATAACTAAAGAAATGTTTTTAGATGCTGCTTATGGAATCAAAAGATTTAAGGGTATTATTAAATTTATGAATTCAGAAGATTGGAGTTCAAGACTTCCCGAAACTAAAGAATACATTCAATTATTAAATAATCAAAGAAATTGGAATGACAAATTTTTAAATGTTTTCCCGATTTTTAAATTCATATAATATTATTATATATATTGACAATGTATTTTTAATAAATTTTAGCACACTGTCTACATTCAATAGAACACATCAAAATAATGGAATTAAAATATGAGTTTTTGCGCGATAAATGATAAAACAGAAAATCAACTAATGGTAATATGGGATTTAGGAAGAAAATGTACATATTCTTGCAGTTATTGTCCACCTCATAGAAAAAACAATTGGAGTCCTGTAGCACAATTAGATGAACTAATAAAAACAGCAGATTCGTTAGACAGATATGCTAATATATATAACAAATATAGAAAAATACCATTTAAAACATCTTGTAGTTTTACGGGTGGAGAACCCACAGTAAATCCTGCGTTTTTTGAATTTTTAATTTATCTACAGCAACATTATCCTCATTGGAAAAGAACAATAACTACAAATGGATTTTATAGTGAACGTAAACTACGATTAGTTATGAATAACACACAGTTCACTACTTTAAGTTATCATTGCGAAGGAACTATAGAACAAAAAAAACGAGTTATAGAAAACATTCGTATTATGAACGAAGAAAAATACGGATTTAAAGTAAACGTAATGTTTCATGAAAACGAAAATTATTTTCGTGAATGCGTGGAACTCTGTGAATGGTTTAACGAATTAGGAATTAAATATACTCCAAGGATCATTGGTGATGAAGGTAATGTAAAACGAGGAATTCAAGATAAAACAGTGCATACGTATACAGAAGAACAGATGGATTGGTTTAAAAATTACTGGAATTTAAAAAATAAAAAAACTCTTTTTGGTTCGTCCGTGACGAAAAATATTGAGAGTACTTTCACAAAAGAGTCTTCTAAAAAAATTGTAGGTCAAAGTATTGGTCGCCCTTGTTGTGGTGGGCGTGATATGGAAATTCTTGAAAATAATGATTGGACTCCTACCAAATTTGTGACCAACAATAATTTTCAAGGTTGGAATTGTATGATTAATTGGTACTTTTTATATATTCATCAAGAAATTAACAAAATTTGGCATCATCAAACATGTCAAGTAAATCTCGAAGGCAAAATTTCTCCTATTTCGACAGTGGATAAATTTGATAAATATTGTGACTCTTTAGAAAATACTATTAACAACACGAGATCAATTCCTTACATCAGATGTCCAAAAACATATTGTGGTTGTGGACTATGTGCTCCTAAGGCAAAAAATGATACAATTGCTGAACAACTTTTTAAAAGTCACACAATTGACTTAGAACCTAAATTTATAGAACAACAAAAAGAAACTTACAGCGGATCTTTAAAAGATTTGGTATATGCTCATGATAAAGAAAATGGTAATGAGACAATCTAAAAAAGATTGAAATTTTTTGGTTGAATTTTTAATTAAATTAAAACAGCAAAAACTTATAGATTTATAAAAATGATATTTAAAACGGAAGATCAAGAAGTAAATTTTTCTATTCCAAAAAATTTTACAAAAATAGCAATAAATTGCAGTGGCGGAGCCGACAGCAGTATACTTTTGTATACTTTAGTAAAATATTTGGAAAAAAATGATAGAACAGATAATAAAATAACTGTTCTGACATGTGCTAACAATTTAAAAAATAGATGGAATGCTAGAAATGCAACAAGTGTAATTAATTTTGTAATTGAAAATACAAAAACTAATTATATAGATTCTCATATATGCTATTATCGAGATGTTCAAAAACCTGAATATTTTCACGAAATTGAATACGATTTGTTTAAAAATAAAAAGATTGATTTAATTGTTAGTGGAGTAACAGCAAATCCCCCTACTGGAGTTACACTATTAAACATAAATAATCAATTAATTAATTTATCTGACAAAGCATTGCCTAAAAGAAATGGCAGAGATAAAAATCCATGGTATAACAATAATATAGGATCTTGGTATTTTCCTTTTATAAACGTAGATAAAAAAATAATAGCAGAAATTTATCAATATTTTGGTCTTACTGATACATTATTATCTCTTACACGAAGCTGCGAAGCAATAGAAAAAAATTTAAAAACATACGAACAGCCATGTGGAACTTGTTGGTGGTGTCTAGAGAGAAAATGGGCGTTTGGTAAATTTTAACGTGATGCAGGACAATATAATATAGATTTAAAATTCTTTCTTCTCATAAATTATTTAAAAAATGTAAATGAAAAAAATTCTTATTACGGGAAATAAAAATTACGGCATTGCCAAAAGTTTATATGCTCTATATCCAGATGCTACATTTGCCAGTAGAGAAAGTGGTTTTGATTTGACAAACTCAGTAGGTCAGAACAAATTAGCAGAAATTGCTATTGAACATGATGTGTTTATTAATTGTAGTGCTCTGTGGAAATTCAATCAAACAGTTTTATTGGATACGATATATAAAAAGTGCATAGAAAAAAATCATAGATTACATATTATATGTATAGGTAGTACCACTGATCGTGTAAAAAATGGTAAAGCATGGTTGTACAATGCTGAGAAGAAAGCATTACGAGATTACTGTAATACATTAGCATTAGGAGGTGTGTGGGGTTCAGGTCCAAAAGTTACTTATATCAGTTTTGGCACGCTGGATAACAATCAACACAAGCATCCAGATAGAAGATGTATGAGTATTGATGACGCAGCGCAATATATAAAATGGATCATTGATCAACCGTCTACGATAAATATAAACGAAATTAGCATTGATCCTATGCAATACAGTTATTGGCATGAGTAAAGATTTGTCCTGGAGTGAATATGATTTCACTAAGATACCGTTCAAAGACATCGTAAGTTTTGGTCAACGTAGTTTACTTTATCGGGATTTATTCACAGTCAGTTGGCTATTAGGTAGATATTGTAACTATCGTTGTAGTTACTGTTGGCCATATGCTCGCAGTGATACAAAAGATCATAGGCCCACGGAGTTGTGTTTAACGACTATAGATGAAATCAAACGTCAAGCAAGAGATAATGGTTTTAACAGTTTTCACTTTAGTTTAAGTGGCGGTGAACCTACGTTTCATCCGGGATATTTAGACATTTTGAAATATCTGGCTGATGATGTTGGTAATACCAATTACACAAGTATACATATGACTAGTAATTGTAGTAGGCCAATTAAGTGGTTTGAAACGTATGTAGATTATGCCAAAGCATTTCATAGAGCAAGCATTACAGCAAGTTTGCATACAGAACATGTAAATACGCCGCAGAAAATGCAAGAGTTCGCTGATAAACTTATATTATGCCAAGAAAATGATATTCAAGTGACCATTAACATGGTCATGGTTCCAGAATGGTTTGATCGTGATTATGATAATGCCTTGTTTTTTCATAATCAAGGAATCAATGTTACCCTTAAACCCCAAAGTGATTCGACGGCCAGTAAAGTTGTGGATGGGTATACTGACGAACAAATGAAGAGATTATGGAATGGTATGCCTCAAATGGGTTACACAGAAATTAAAAGAAAATGGTCTAATAGACCTATAAATAAATTTGAATCGTTAACAAAGACTACCACTGACAGCAGTACAGTGCCATCTCATATGCAGGTAGAGTTCACTGATTCGTCTGGCAAGAAATGGTATATGGATCAAGCTGAAAGATTTAATGCATTTGGATTTAATAAGTTCAAAGGATGGTTATGTAACAGTGGATATCAGGGGATTATCATCAGAGAACCAGATGGTAGCATAAAACGTAGTTATAGTTGTTGGGACAAGCCTCTGGGCAACATTGAAACTGGTTTCAAATTATTTACTAAACCTACTGTATGTATGACTGAAAGTTGTGTTAGTAGCGCCGATAGTAAAATACCAAAAAAAATTTATCAAAGTTAAAATACCAACATTAATATTTAATAGCATAAAAAGAGAATATAATTATGATGTGTGTAAAAAATCTTTGTATAAAAAATAATAATTTACCAATAATACCAAATGAACTTATAAGTTCTTTAGAAGAAATAGAAAAATTAAAAAATTGTTTCCCCGATAAAGATTTTAATCATACTTATGCAAGTTATGAAGTTCCGAATGAATTGGATAAATTTTTACAAAATTTTTTTGATTATCCTATCGTAGTGCGGTATCAAGTTATTAAAAAAAAATTACCAATTCACATTGATGTCAATACGAAGGCTAAGTTTAATTATTTGATAAAATCAGGTGGTAATCAAGTAACAACTAGATGGTGGGATGATGATAAAAATCCAACAAAGAAGTTACAAGAATGTGAAATGAAAGAGTTAGAATGGTACTATTTAAAAGTAGATGTGCCACATGACATTTCAGAAATTGAAAATACTAGAATTAGTATTACGATTAAGATAAATAATTGATATGATAAATATATCCAATAATCTAGAAAATTTAAAATTTAACTTTTTGAAGTATGGTCTAACTTATTTCGAAAATAGTGAATATTCTAATTTTCAGATATCTTCAGTTTTGGGAATTCCATTTAAATATCGCCCTGATAAAAGTCCATATTATTTTATGGATAACGAAGGTTATGAGTTAAGGATATCGAATGTTGAAGGAATTTTAGGTAATTCTGAAATTTATTGGCATCAGGATCATTCACATAAAAAAGGAACATGGTATGGTGGAGTATTACGAGGAATTAAAAACTCACATTTAAGCTCAACTACATTTTGTGATTTGGAATTATTGTATAATGATTTAAGTGATTCTCAACGAAAAAAAGCAGAAACTGTGAAAATTAAACAAACGATTAATAAAAAATATGAAAATTTAGAACAATTTAGCAAAGAAGCATGTCATATGGACGCTATTGATTATCGTTTAGCAAAAAAAACAGTAATGCGTAATATGATAGTTGTTCATCCTGTTAAAAAAACAAAAATGTTATTTTTATCGCCTGAATTTGCTGTTCTTGAAGAGCATGATTTATCATTTTTTGAAGAAATAATAAATTTAGCAGATAAAGAAAAGTATCATACTATATTTGATTGGAAAGATGGAAATATTTTAATTTTTGATAATATTAAGTTTATGCACAAACGAAATTCTTTTATAGGTAACAGAATATTAACAAGAACTTTATTTCAAATTTGATTTATTTTGTTCATGTAATTTTCAAAACTAGTATTGACATTAATTATTAAATGAATTCTATCTTCTTCTCCATTGTTTTTTACACAATGTTCGTATGTAGTGTTTAATGCATAAAATTTTCCTACTTCAAATTTTCCAGGAACAATTTTGCCATCATGTTTATAAAAATAAAAACATTTAGTATTAGTAATAATAGGTAAATGAACCCTTGTGATGTTTTCACAATTATAATCAATATGCCATGGTATTATAATACCTTTAAATAATTTACTAAATCTCACTTTACTAGTCCCGAAACCTAAAGAAACCTTATTGATTATTTCTAAAATAGAAGTCGGAATATTTTCTTTCAACACAAAATTATCGGCACCTAAGTTTGCACGGTCATTTCCTAAATCATCAATTACATCAAAATCTGGAGATTTTGAATTTTTCATATAACTTAGTCCTGCTGATTTATAAATTTTTTCATGATTTTCATGTTTACAAAAATATGGCAAATTTAAAGAATATTCTAAAATTTCTTTTAAATCATGAGATGAAACAAAAAAAGGTAATTTTTTATACATTTTTATTCTCTGTATAAATTATCTAACAATGAAAATTTATTATTGTTTCCTATTTTAGAGTAACAAATATATTGAAATGAATTATCCATATTGCTAGGAGCAACTTGATATCTTTTATCTGTAGTTAACCAAACATATTTATTGCATAAAAATGAAAAATTTAAATAATCTTTCATGCTGTTTAACTTGTAAATGGCATTTTTCCCTTCCCTAGTCATAAAAACAAAATCAATATTTTGTTTTAGACATTCTTCTATTTGCCTGGATACTATAATACCGGTTTCTGGCTTTAAGTATCTTCTCCCGTGTGATATTTGTCTCTCTCCGTTATCATCATATAAATTTGTGAATCGATTGAGTATTCTTGCATTATTTCCATAAAAAGACCGTTTCCAAACGCTGGTAAATGACATTAATTTTTCATTTCTATATAAAAAATTATAAGCGATTACATTATCAGTAAGCATTTCAAATGAATAAGCATGTTCTCTTTCGGGAGCAAATTTTTTAATCCATTCAATTACGAAATTGATGTTATCAACAACAGTATTATTTAATTCTACATGTGTTTCTATTTTTATATCATTAAATATATCAGTTTTCATAAGTTGAAATTATTAAAGAATAACGGTCTTCACTCCCGGCATTTACCGCTGTATGCCAAATTTTTGTGTTAGTGAAATATATATATCCATCTGATGGAATGTGAAAATTTAATAGATTGTTATTATTTTTATCCAAAAATGTCATAAATGCAAATGAATTGGTTTTCATTGCTAAATGCCATCTAATGGTATAATCTTTATGAAAAAGTAAAGATGTTCCGGGTTTCATTTTTCTTATGGTCATTCTACAAATATTGTATTCACTGTAATTTTTTAAACTTTCCCAAATCTCTTCCCAAATAGTATTCTTAAAATTATTATTTAAATTTGTGAATTTTTTTTCTTCTCTGACGGTTGTTCTAGACAGTTTATTTTTTGCTTTTATATTATACAATCCATCTTCTAAATTTTCACCACATAAAGATAATTGATTGTAATTTTCTAATATTTTGCTCATGCCTTTATGTTCTAATATTAATTCTAGCCCCGCGATTATTTCGTTTATATCAAAATATAAGTTAGTTTTTTTAATAAAGTCGTTATTCATGTTATATTAAAATTTTTAAAGTAGATTTTTATTTGTTCAATAGATTTATTTTTTACTAAAGACCAATCTATTATCCTTTGATGTTTTGTTACTAAATCATCAATGGTATATATACCGGAAGTTATCAATGGAGCAAAATAGTGAAATGGGTTTACGCTATATAATTCTTGTTTTGGATCATCGTAACTGAATATTTCGTCAGTAAAATTTTTAGCCCGTTCAAAATTCCATCCAGTTTCTGCGTGAATCCAGTTCCCTTGTTTATCAAAAGTAAATCCATATTTAGTTGAATCTCGGTCAAACTCGCTCGTAGAAAATCGTTGATTGCTGAGTTTATGCCTAATAGCTAGAGGAACAAACGCCCAACTTGGAATTCCTATATCTTTTACAAATTGTTTAGATTGAAGTATATCGTTTTCAGTTTCATATGGCAATCCTACTATAAAATTGGTATGAATTGTTATTTTTTTATTCCAACGATTTGAAAGTTTTTCTAAGAATAATTTAGATTCCGGATTTGCATTAAATCCTTTTCCTATCAGTAAAGAATTTTTTTTATTAAAAGTTTCTATTCCTAAAAAAGCAGAGCGTATTGAGCATCTTTCAATTAATTCTATAGTTTCTGGAAATCTAGCCAACAAATCATATCTTATATATGCTCCGAAACTTGGCTTAAATGGCAAACTTTCTACCATATCTGCAAATTCCCTCATTTTGTCGATGTTTTCATTAAAGGTACTGTCAATTAAAGAATAATATGTTGTTTTGTATTTTTCATAATGATAAATTAATTGATTTCTAATTAACTTCATGTCTCTAATGTAATCATTTTTCTTTTTTCCTAAATATTGAAAATCACAAAATTTACATTTAAACATACATCCTCTACTTGCTTCTAATATCATGGATTCCCCTGAAAATATGTAATCATTTTCAGCATGACGAAAATCATAATTTAAAATATGAAATTTATTGTAGGATGAATTTTTATAAATTTTAATTTTATACGGAAGTTCTAATTCGTAAGGTGGTTCCCTACAATTTCCGTTGAAATAATCTAATAACTCTAATATTATGTTTTCCGCATATCCTTGAATATATCCATCTAAAAATTCTAAATATGGTTTAACTTTAAAAAAAGAAATAGCACCACCTGCTAATATTTTTACATGAGGATAAGTTGTCTTTATGAATAAAAGAACTTCATTTAAAGATTTGGTATCAGGATTATTCCAAAAAGTTAAGCTCAATCCAACAATTTTAGTTTTTTCATTTATTAATTGTTTAAGAATATTTTTTATATTTTCTGATGAAACGTCATATTCTTTGGTACTGACAGTACTTAAAAAATCAATAACTTGACAGGAATAATTATTTTTTCTTAGTATATCGGCTAGCAGATAACTACCAAAAGGTCTATCTATTTTGATTCTATTTTTTGAAATTTTAGATTGGTTTGTTGTTAAAAATATTACATCCATAATTTAGAAAATCATAATAAACTCTTAATCTTTTCTTATCAACTCTATGAAATCTGCTGATAAATCAAAAGAAGAATATCTAAAATTACTGGGGAAGGCATGATGATTATTATGAAATCCTCCTCCAAATGTTAATAAATTCATTATGAAAACATTTTTAGAATTATCATTGGTTTGATGTGTTTTTTCTCCGAAATGTTCATTATGTAAAATGTAATTGCCAATAATACTCATTATTGATGTTATTAATGTTCCACCTATTAAAAGCCCAAATGCTAATTCATATGAAATTAGTGATAAAAATGCATAACTTGACCAATATAATACATAATAATATTTGTGAATAAACATTAGATAGTTATCTCGGCATAAATCTCGTGGATATGTAATATTATAAATTTTTTTTGTTTTAATTATTTGCCATTTCAATGTAGATTCCCATATTCCATTTTTGGGTGAATGCAAATCATTATCGGTATCTGAATATTTGTGGTGATGTCTATGTAATGCTACCCAAAATAGAGGAGAACCATGACCGGACAATGTTCCCAAATAAATTATTAAAAAATTAAAAAATTTATTTAATTTGAACGATTTGTGTGATAGATAACGATGATATCCTATCATATTACCAATAACTCCTATTACTATATATCCTATTATGACATATAGTAAAAACCAAATTGATAATGTAACAGTACAAAATGTTATAGCAATTAATAGTATTAAAGGAAACAATAATTTTAAAAAATGAGAAGTCATAATACTTTACCTATTCTTAAATATATGAATTATCAATCCTCCAACATCACCGCTTCCAAATTTATAGTTTTTAGGATCATTATGATGATTTTTATGATACCCCTCGCCCCAAACTAAGTATGAAAGCAATCTATCATTGAACACTGTTCCCTTTCGATGACTTATACTTACTATTGAACTTCCTGCGTTCCACAAAATCGCAGCAGGCGCTAACCATGCATATATTAAAGCATTAACATCTTGAAATATTAAAATCATTAATATTCCCCATAGTAATGAAATTTCAAAATAAAATTTGTGTTGTAACAAATAAAACTTTTCTTTTAATAAATCTGGTACATATCTTAAATTAACTTCACTAAACATACTTAAAAAGTGACAATAAAACCAAGATTTATACAATGGGCTATGCGGATCTTTCTCAGTATCAGTAAATCTATGATGTTGTCGATGAATACTTACCCAACTAATTGCACTACCAGTCAGTCCTGAATTTGCAAAAATTACAAATAAGTATTCCAAGAACTTAGATGTAGACCATGATTTATGACTTAGTAGCCTATGATAAGTCATAGTCATTCCTAAACACCCGTTTAAAAAATAAACAAATATTGTTACTAGCCACCAATAAATATTACCGTAAAATAACATATATATTAGAGCAGAGTGAGCAATAATTTGCGAAATTAGTAAATTTAATGGTGTTAGTGGTATCATAATAAATATTTATCTACATTTTTTGATTGATCTAAAATTATATGCTAACGATAACGAACAATGCTGTACAAAAAATATCTGATATTCTTGTTGAAGAATCGCCAAATACAAAATTACGAATCTTCGTTCAAGGCGGAGGGTGTAGTGGATTCAACTATGGATTCACCACAGATACAGAAATAAATGAAGATGACTTCATCATAGAAAACACAAATGATACAGTAGTTACAGACAGTATGAGTATGCAATACCTAGCAGGTGCAACCGTTGATTATGTGGAAGATTTAATGGGTAGTAGTTTTAAAATAGATAACCCAAATGCTGAAACAACGTGTGGCTGTGGTAGTAGTTTCAACGTTGGAGAAGATTTTTACGATCAAGATTTTGATTTTCATTAAAAACATAGCATAAATACCACTATTATTAAGTACATACTAAATACTAATATGAAAAACTGTCCTAGACATCATTCACCATCAATACTTAGCAAATGGGAATCCCAGTGTGCTGAGATGGTGGCGCCCACATATTTTATTAGTTTACGTGACGGCGCCATCTCTAATATGAGAGAACCGTGTCGGGGGTAGATGAAACAAATAATATAATAAAATTGTAAAGTACCAAACCCCCGAAACCTAAAAAGTCTCGGGGGTTTTAACTTTGTGCTAGTGGGAAACGTGGTCCTAGTAGAGCACATAAAATATACTACAAAAAGGGCGGACTGCTGGATGAAAGTGTGGCGATAACACATAAGTACAAATAGCAGGTCAGGGTACAGCCCTGACATATCCAGAAACATTCTGGATATTCCAAAGTACATAGCAAAATGTGTATTTTGGAATATAAAAGTTTGACGGAATCTCCATCACCGTTTATACTACTAAAAACTTACAAAGGAAACTATGAAGTCAACATCAAATTATAAAATGAGTAAGCCACTAAAAATGCGTCTAAGTTCAACGATGTATCCACGGGATTTGCTCCAAAAGTGGAAACGTGCTATGATTGATAGTGAATTGAGCGCAGAACAAGCAAGCAAGACCGCAGCAAAGCGTGAAAAGAATAAAGATGTAGAATCCGAATAAAATACTATGTCAGGATGGCCGAGTGATTTAGGCAATGGTCTGCAAAACCGTCTAGGTGAGTTTGATTCTCACTCCTGACTCCAAATATTAGAAGGTTGACAGAGAGGCCTATTGTCGCACATTGGAAATGTGATGGTCTGATAGTATCAGGCACCGGGGTTCAAATCCCCGACCTTCTGCCAAAAATTATGTTAAAAGAATTCTATATTGACTCACAATATCTAGTAGATGTACCTACACATAAGATAATATCTACATTAGAAAATCCAGCCGATCCCACACCAGAAGACTTACTTAAAATATTAAGTGACAAAGATGCCTGGCATATGTATAGTCATAAAGATCATGATGAATTTACTAGTTTACGCAATCAATTAGAAAAATTAGGATACATAAAAACAGAAAGAAATTGGTGGAACGGTGATCATGTATTAAAGAGTTTCAAACTAAATGGTTGGGTAATACGAAAGCATGGTAAATTTCCATGTGCTGCTGCTTTAGGTATTTCAATAAATTGTGCCAATAAAAGTGGCCGTAAGCGATTGTACTTGTAAGGGAAATCAAATTGTCTGGGACAGTCACTGCCTCGAAAACAGATGGACGCAGCAATCCTGTGTTGAGGTTCGATTCCTCGGTTTCCCGCCAATGCCCAGGTGATGGAATTTAGGTATACATACTGTGTTGAGAACGCAGGTTGTGCAGGTTCGAATCCTGTCCTGGGCACCATTTGACTAAAATACAGACCAGTGTTATACTGTATTTGTTGTAGCGATGTTATAGAGGTTAAACCAAATGCGTACCAAGACGATCATCAAAGGTTTCAAGAATAGCCAAAAGTTCAGATTCATTCTGACTGCGAATAGTGGTGAAGAAGTTAGCATGTACATGACTATTCAACAATTGTCGGATATGTGTGCTAACCGTGATACTAGGTTGGCAGTGTGGGATGCTCTGGGCCAATTGGCACGAGACCGTGATGAGGCAAAGTCTTGTGGCAAACCGTTGCCCACTGGCCTGGCCCGTAGTGCTTTTGTTTTCCGTCAGGTTCAGGTTGATCTGCGTTAATTTTTGACAATAAATCGGTGTAGTGTTATACTGTATTTGTTGTAGCGAAGGAGTCAATCATGTCGTATGTTGTTTATCACAAGGCCAGCACTCAAATTCTCAAGAGCTTTGATCTGGAATCCTCGGCAAAGCGTAGTGCTACCTGTATGAACCGTAATGCAGGTGATGTTCTGTACACCTATGCTGATCGTGAAACTTATGAAAAGCGTGTGGTCTATCGCAAGCAGGTTCGCAATCTGATGACTGGCGAAATGGTGGAGATTGATAGCAATACGCCGTGGTGTTGTAATCCGGCGTCGGAAACATATTGGTCCATGTGACAGAAAATACCAATTCTGTTATACTGTATTCACAACACAAGGAGAAGTGAAATGAACGAACGAATTAAGGAACTTGCCAATCGTGCTATGGTTGTGAGAGAAGATGGCTGGAGTGAGTTTGATGCTAATGTGTTCGCCGAGTTGATTGTTCGGGAATGTTGCGTAGTTATGTTTGCTGATCCAAGGCTCGGAGATGTTAGATCAGCCACCCGTGGTTGTGCAAGATCAATCAAAGAACATTTCGGAGTCGAAGAATGAAGGGTAATCTTGTTCATTCATATATTACTGGATTCAAATTCAATACCATCTATGGTGGCCAAAGTGAAGACTATTCTAGGTCAATTACTCAGATCAAATATTTAACTCCCTTGGCAGCACAAAGATGGCCCTGGATGAAAAACAAGTGGCAGGTCAGTGACCATCGTACTTGTTTTGGATACTACGATACTCTCAGAGAGGCAAAAGCACGGGCACAGGAATTGTGGCCAGGGTGTGGCTTCAAAACACCTGCGCAGTTCAGGGCTGAGGATAAACTATGAGTTTTAGAACAGCATATTCCAGTTTTAAGAGTGGTCGTCGGCCATCTAAGCCACAAGGTCCAATTCGTGATCTTACGCCAGAACAATGGCAGAAACAAATGGACAAATACTATGTTCAAGAGATGCGTAAAAAGAATGGACGATAAGGTGTTTGACAGTAAATAGAAACAGTGCTATACTGTGTTCATGCGTTGAGAAATCAACAAGTTCTTTAACAATCTGTAGTGTGTTTTAGGCTGATGGCGACAAACGTCAGAAGGTCTGATTCTTGTCCCAACGAACCCTGTTGTCGCAGTGCTAAGTTGGAGTCCTAGTAGGTTAATTGGAAGACCAACCGCAGATGTGCGGGAAGTTCGGGTTCAAGTCCCGACCAGTGTTTAACAAGACATCAGCCTAAAACGCATTACAGATAACAGTTGACAATAATTCAGAGGTAGCATATAATAGTGCATACGCTGAACGAACAGTCAGCAACAGTTCTTTATACAATTCGCAAGGTTTTTTGGTATCATGTCAACTAGACACTGGGTTTTCACTAGTGTTGTTGATGTGGCGTGATATCATATTTGAGCGCATTTCTCGGGGCAACCTTCCCCCTAAACAGTCTTGACGGTAAGGCAGATCACAAACATCAATGATGTTTTGATGCCAAGGCTGAGCGACGAAGTGTTCTCAAATATGGTATAACGGAGTGTTGGCAGAGCGGTCGAATGCGGGGGACTGTAAATCCCTTTCCCTAGTGACACGGTGGTTCAAATCCATCACACTCCACCAAATATTTGGGTCGTAAATGGTGAGTATTTGGGTTCGATTCCCAACTCGGTATGGTACTTGAAACTAGGCGACGGCTAACTCGAAGGTTCGATTCCTTCACGATCCACCAAAATATAGACTTTAGAGTGATTGGAAATCCTATCTCCATCACACGGAGATGTTGCGAGGTTTGAGTCCTCGATAGTCTACCAAGAATACTCTCGTACTCAATTCCCAGTCTGACGCATAGGTATAATTAATGACTGGGGTGAGGGTGCCGCACTTCAAGACCTGACAGGGGGACAAGGCACATAAACTGTCAAATCCTAGTAGACCGCTAGCGTTAACAAATGGTCAGGTTTGACCGGAACCTATAAACGGTCAGTAGGTATGATCCACGGTTTAGTGGGGACCGAGGGTGTTGGTCTTTAAGTGCCAACAGGTCGTATCCGAGGAGGGGGTATACGACACCATAGTCAAGCACATTAAAACAAACCTGATCAGTTTGTCGTACATACTAAGATAAATGTATAGTGTGCTTGACTATGGTGAAGGTGTAATGAGAGAAGCACGGGATCGCCACATAAGTCTATGTCGTAAGACAACACTAGAAATAGTGCAATAGCGGTGGAACAAGGTTCAGGAGTGGTAAAAGCCCACACACCATAGTCAAACACATAATTCTGGTTCGACTCCAGACTCAAAATTCGATAAAGGATTTTGATGAAGGGATCGCCGTTGCATATGCGGGGGTTGGTTCAAGGCATTTTGTGTGTTTGACTATGGTGATGAGAGTAATTAACTCAACATCAGAATCGGAAGTAATTACTCCGATGACCCGTAGTGATGAAATGGTAGACATAGGCCCGTAGTGGGGCCGGTGGAAGTAGAAGCCACGTGCAGGTTCGAGTCCTGCCTACAATGGGTCACATAGTCAAACACATTACTGCCCTGTCTACTACGGGGCGGAGGGCTGTCGATTACGGTCCGTTAGTGTGCTTGACTATGGTAATGAGCGATTAAGCAAGAACGTAGAGTATTGAGTACGGAAGGCATTTCGTATCAAGAGATAATTCAATAGGTGTGCAAAGCTGATTTGAATCACGGAGTAGGGCTCCTCCTGCTCATTACCATATTCAAGCACATTGCTACTGTACAAACAGTTTTCTAGATACGCTGGGCAGTGTGTTTGAATATGGTAAGGTTCGAAACTTATCATTAAATGGAAGAAGGGTAACGGGTCCTAAAACCTTTCAAGGCACAAACGTTGGGGGAATCATACCTCCTATGCTGAACCTGACAGTCTGGAAAGACAGACATCATATAAAACCACATTTGTCACACCCACTTGGTGTTAATGTGACCGCCTAACTGCGGGAGCGAGTGTGGTTTTATATGGTACGACGGGGGTGGTGAGTAGGTGTTGTCGTAAACACTGGGCACCGGGATTCCCCTCCCAGCAACACTGGGACCATATTCAAACACATTAGCCTACCCAAAGGCTTGTAGACAGTGGTTGGAAGGATCTACACTAGTGTTATCGCAAGCGGCAGGAACTATCCGAGTGGTGTCGGACCCTGCGGGGATTTCGAAATCCTCAGATGAACCGTAGTGTGTTTGAATATGGTCCATAATTTAGCACATACAGTTGCGCCCGATAGTAAGGGAGATAGCTACTAGAGTTGAAGCACTGTTTAAGTGTGCTAAATTATGGTTCTGAGTCAAAGTGCGAAGCCTAAGCAGCCCAACGATCAGGGTATACAGCATCCTACTACATCATGGCTGATGGATCAAGGTAGGATAGCAGCAATATGACTGCTATTAAACAGATGATCGTAACCAACAAAATTTGTGAAAGACACTTGACAATAATTCAGCGTTAGCATATAATAGTGCATACGCTGAAAAAAACAGCAAAGTTCTTTAACAAGTTAGAAAAGATTTTTTTGCCCCGTTCGTCTAGCGGTAAGGACGCTGCCCTTTCAAGGCGGAGGTCACCGGTTCGAATCCGGTACGGGGTACCATATCAAAACATATTGACGCTAGGCCGAAAGCAGTAAAGGACAAGTAACTGACTGGTTAAAACGGTTGACCTAGAATAGTTAGTATGTTTTGATATGGTAATAAATGTTCATAGAGCCTCGTTCGTCTAATGGTAGGGCCGCGTCTTTACACGGCGCAGACGGCAGTTCGATTCTGTCACGAGGTACCATAAAGAATAATCTGGGTGTATTGTCAGCCAAGTAGACGGCCTGCCTTGGAAGCAGGAGGACGCAGGGGCGGAGCCTGCCACCCAGACCATTGTGAAGATTACTGGGTATATTGTCAACCAGGTAGACGGCCGGGCTTGGAACTCGGAGGCTGTAGGTTCGAATCCTACTATCCAGACACAAAGTAGATTTTGTATAAATACATGTAAGGAGAAATATTATGTTCTATTACTTGTATGAAATCAGAAATAATTTGAATAACAAAATCTACGTAGGAGTTCATAAAACAAATAATATGGATGATGGTTATATGGGCTCTGGAAAAATAATCCAGAATGCTATTAGAAAGCACGGAATTGAGAACTTTTCTAAAGTTATACTTGAGACTTTCGAAAATTCAAAAGATATGTACGAAAGAGAATCTCAAATAGTAAATGATCAATTCTTATTAAGAGAAGATGTATATAATCTTAGAAGAGGAGGTCATGGAGGATTTGAGTATATAAATAAAAACGGTATTAGTGTATTAATTTCTGAACAAAGAGAAAGAAATCCATCATTGATACAAAAAGCATCTATATTGGGAAATGAAGTAAAGAAAAATAAAGCTAAAAATGATCCAGTATATGCTGATTATTTGACTTCTATACGTAAAAAAGCAACACAAAAGTCAAAAGAAAATAATCCAAATGGAACATTTTATGGCAAAAAACATACAGCAGAATATAAAAAGTTTATGTCGCTGATCATGGCTGAAAAGCAATCAGGCTTAAGAAATTCACAATTTGGCACAATGTGGATAACTGATGGCACTGAAAGTAAGAAAATCAGTAAAACTGATGCCATTCCCGATGGATGGAAAAAAGGTAGAATAATGAAAAAGTAGTTGACAGAAAAAGAAAAAATAGATACAATAGAAAACATTCGGTTCATGATGAAATGGTTATCATAGTTGACTTTTAATCAATCTTTCCCGGTTCGAGTCCGGGTGAACCGACCAAAATTATTCTGGCGTTAGCTCAGTTGGATAGAGCATCAGCCTTCTAAGCTGAGGGTCAGAGGTTCGAATCCTCTACGCCAGGCCAAAATGTTAAAGGATGCTAACAGCAATAATTTTATGGATAAACCACGTGAACGGTTCGACTCCGTAGTCGTCAAGCAATTGATGATTTAGTGTAACGGTAGCACAGAGGTCAAAAATAAATAGCATCCTGATAAAGATGATACATACAGTATCATAAATTGTGTTGTTATGGAAAAACCCAGTGTTCACCTGGGTAATGCACTCTCACTGTAGGCTCTGGTTGCAAACATCCTACACGAGTTGTTGTCAGTGCATATGGGTCATGCCTGTATGTGCGTAACGAAAGTGGGTCAAAGTATCGACGGATACTCCATATAAGTTGACACGATAAAAGCAAACGGCAGTCGGGTTAGGGCTGTCCATAACATAACAATACAATTTATGATATTGGCCGATGGGACTGCATGGAGTGGTCGCCTCACTGTCACTGAGGAGAATCAGAGGGGATCGTTACC